TCAGCCATAGTCGGGCTTTGGGAAGGGTCGGGCGGGATACCGGCAGCCCTTCGCAAAACGCGATTTCAGAAAGCGAAGGTATCGAAACTGGCGGAGGTTGTGACGCACCGCGCGATCCTTGTTCGCCAATAGGTGGGCAGCGCGCGGGGCTTTGGCTCGTTGCCCTCCCGCCGTCATCAGCGTGTTGTGATAGAACTCGCCGTCCAACTCCCAGAAGATGCCGCGATGCTCGCCATGGAAGGTAAAGCCGGCGGCCTGGTAGACGGTGCCGAACAACCCGCACCGTTCATCGGCAAATGACTGGATCCATTTCACGGTCGGCCGGACACGGCGGATCAGCCGGATCGCGGCCGCAAGTGACCGGCTTTCGCTGTTCCGAGGGGCCTCGTCATCGAGCCACATGCGGTTCAGTTCCAGATACTCGCTCATGGCAGTGCCGGTCACGACGCTCCCGGCAGAGGCCGGGTTCATCGCATAGCCGAACTGCAGGACGCCGAGCAGCCGGCCGTCGATCCAGACACCGAGATGGAGGGTCGAGCCACGATAGATCCGCCCGCTGTAGTGATTGGCAATGACGATCTCGTTTGCGATCTGCCGATCAAGCATCGTGACGTGGAATGCCCGATCACCGAACCCGATCGCGTCGCCGCCGCCGACCGGAAAAAGGTAGCCAGACGTTTCCCCCGCCACGCCATGATGCCGGGTGAAGTCGATGCCCGGGGTAACCGGGATTGTTGGAGACATAGTAGGGTTGTTGCTCTCATTGGGAGCCGCCCGGCGCGTGGCCGGGCGGCGGATGTTGCGGCATGACCAGCCGCGCGTGACGGATCCCAGGTCCGTCGGTTGCCGTGTTGGCGCACGGCACCCCCGCCCGGTCGTTCGACCGGATCGGACGTGTTCGTAAAATTCTAATCGGGCCCGAATGGTGATCGCCATCGCGCGATGATAATTGCCAGGAATGCGCCGAATGCCCCGCCGCTCGCCCCCGCCGGCAATGGTGCCGGACAACGATGATGAGCCGCCGCCCAGCCGGTGGGATCACTTGGCCCTATGGATCGAGGTGTTCGGCTTCGGGGTTCTCCTCGTCACTGGCACAATTGCGCTTGCGTGGGGCGCCGTGTGCTACGTGATGGGAGTTACCTGATGTGCAACCGAGCGCGGTATGCGGGCGAACCGGACACCCTGTTCCAGTCGGCGGCGAAGCTGTTCGATGAGCGTCCCCGCGATAACCGTTTCCATCCGCAGGAACTCCGCCCCCGGTCCCGGTCCTATGTGATCCGCGAGGCGGGCGGGGAGCGGGCCTGGGACGTGATGACGTGGGACGTGCTCGGCGGACAGGCATCCTATCCGATGACGAACGTCCGCAATCTCGCGCTGCCGCAGTGGCGACGCCTGGCGGCCGATCCAGCAAACCGGTGTGTCATCCCGCTCACCGAGTTCTGCGAGTTTACGCCGAACCGGCACGACCTGGGCGACGGCAAGCCGCCTCTGAAAGGGGAGATGTGGTTCAGCGTGACGGACCAGCCCGTCTTCGCCGTCGCCGGGTTCTGGCAGGAGACGAAGGACGGCCGCTCGTTTGCCATGGTCACCTGCGATCCGAACAGCCTGGTCGAGCCGATCCACCCTAAGGCGATGATCACGATCCTGCATCCCGACGACGTGACGACCTGGTTGCGCACGCCAGCTGACGAGGTGGTGGCGCTCCAGCAACCCTACCCAGCGGAGCGGATGACGGTGCGCGGGCCGATCTTCCCGACACGTGGCATTTCCGAACCGGTCAGCCCCTGAGCCCACATTCACGCGCGGCGCGCCGCGCTCGATCGGCATCCCGCTGCTCGTTCATCGTCTCGCGCAGGAACTCGGCGAAGCGGGCGCGCTCTTCGTCCTCGGGGAATGGCTCTGGTTTACGGAAGCCCCGCAGAGGTTCTGTACGGGCCTCGGCGAGTGCCGAGTTGAAGGCGATTGTGTTCCTGATACCAAGCGCGTTGAGCATTCCGTTGAAATACATGTGCAGATCGTTGCTACGGCCGATCCCGTCATGCGCTGTGCCTCTGGCAGGATCTTCGACGCGCGGGCGCCGTAAAGCCTGCCAGAAACCATAGAACGACGACCGGCCCCGCCCGGCGATCGCGTACAGCGTGGCGAGAATAACGCGATCAGACAGTGACGTCTCCACAGGCCCTTTGGTCGCCCGCGCGCGCTCAGCCGCCTCATCCAGCGCGACCAGCCCCATGAAGACGATCCGCGCCCGCTGAGCCCGGTTCACGCCACAGGGGGCGAGAGCTGCTCGCCCATCGAGGCGAAGCACGCGCGCGCCGCCCGTGCGCCATCGACCGCCTGCCGATACTGGACGGTCGCATATTTCTCCGCCTCGATGAAGGAGAGGGGTGTCCACTCATCGGACGGATAGCATGCGTCATAGATGGCGCGCGCAGCAGCGCGCAGCCGGGGATCATGCTGCATCATGTTGGCATTCCAGCGAATCGTTACGTCAACCATGATGGAACATAAGTGGAACATCGGTCAATGACCGGAAGAGCACTGGTAGATGGAGCGGTACGAGAAGGCTATCGAGCCTCGCACGGTTCTGGCTTTGCGTGGTCTGCGCGCCGACAGCGTGCCGGACGAGGCTCGCGGGATACCAAGGGTTCCCGTCGTGGCGATCCCCGGCGAATGGCCTGTCCCTGGGGGACGAAGCGGCCAAGCATGGGCCCGCGATCCTTGGATGGTTCACGGGCCCGCAAAGCGGCTGGCTGATTGACGGCTCGTCCGCGAGAGCCAACCACCACCTATTACGCAGAAATCACGCCTCCAGAGGGGGCGAAAAGCACGCGCTCCGAATAGGCGACTCAGGCGCCAATCATATTCCGGTTTCTGATCACCTGCCGCAACCGCATGCGGATTGGGAGATCATACCACCGCTCAAAAATAGTTGCAGCGATAATAGCACTAATAACCGGCAGCGCCCAAACAATGGGACCATAGCCACTATTCGTATTCAGAATGCCGGTCGCTCGCCATATATACATGATAGGCATGTGAGTTATGTAAAGCGGGAAAGATATTCCTCCCAACCATTTCATTACACCATTCCATCGCGCGGGACTTGGATTGTTGATACCTAACAGCATCGCAATCGGGAAAATGCATCCAAGTGCAACCACCGCAACGATCCGCTCTGAAACCATTTTTGGTATGAGAAGTGGAATAAGGATGAGAAACAGAGGCAGGAGAAAATGTGCTTTTATAATTGGCAGTCGCCCGTCCCTGTATAATCTGTATATCAGTATGCCCATGATATAGCCGGTAAAGATGCGGACAATCGCATATGGAGCCTGTTCAATGGTAAACCCAGCCGCCCAAAAACGATGAATTGCCAATATGGCAAAATCTACCGCTAGAAGCGCAATGAATATCGCCGATATTTGACGCGTAGTAAGACGCCCCAAACAGGCTCCGTGCACTATATTAGCGACAACCTCATACAGCAGCGACCAAAGCGGCGGATTAAATGGAAACAGAAGTCCGCCCGTTACGACAGGTATCAAAGCGAATTGAAGGCTCAATTTTAATAAATCATATTCTACGGGTATATTTACAGCATATGCCAAGACCGCAAGGCCGCCCCCAAGTATGACCATCGGCCAAAGCCTCGCTATCCGCAACTTCAGGAAATTGCCAAGCGACAAGCCTTTTCCGATCTTGCTCTCATAAGAAAGCGCGATGACGAACCCGCTCAGGATCAAGAAAAAGTCTACCGCGAAGAACCCGCGACGCAGAATATTGCTGCCATTTTCAACGCCGATATGGTGCAGAACCACAGCGATGGCTGCGATGCCCCGTGCGGCGTCAAGCGTCAAGAAATGGGCCCTGTGTGGTGGAGGAATAACACTATTGGTAGCCGGGGTATCGGTTACGCGAATGAAATCCTCCAGATGCGCTGTACCCATTCCATAACCCCCCTTGATATGCTCCCCACTGCGCATCGTTAATTTCCGCAGAGGCAAGTATCAACAGTGGCTTGATGCTCGGTTGGCCAGATATGAGACGCGAGGAACGCCGCGATCGCCTCCATCACATGAAGGTAGACGATGCGGCGCTCTTGCTCTCGCTATGCGCGTTGCAACGCAGTTACCCTCTCAACTCCACGCCGATTGCGTGCCAAGTCGTGCCACCGGATGTACCGACCTGATAGGCAGATGTGCCGGTCACCGTCCCGAGGCTATCCGAGCCGCCAGCATCAGATGTGGTCGACGTATTCGCGTGACCCGTACGGTTGGCGGCGCTGTCAAGATTGCTCGCGTTCGAGCGGCTGCCGGCGAAGTAGACGGCCCATGACGTGCCATCCGTCTTCTGGAGCGTCCATGCTGGCACTACAGCACTGCCCGACGCCCCCGTGCCACTGGCGGACACAGCGCCGATCGCGCTCACGCCACGATAGCAGTGCACCAGCGTATTGGTCGCATTGGTGAAGACCGGGATCGTTTCGCCATCCGCCGTCGCATAGCGATAGCACAGTGTGTAGCCGCTGTTGTTCGCCCAATCCGCCGCAATCTGTGTCCAGCCCGATGGCAGGACCGGTGCGGGGCTGCCGCCATCGCGATAGGCAAAGGCCAGCAGCAGATCGCCCGTCTTCTGGTTCGTCACCGGGCTTGGCTGGTTGTTGCCGGTCGAGCCGTTGATGTACGAGATCGCAGAAGTCGGGCCCGGCGTCGGCGCGGCAAGGCCGGTCGGCACGCTGGAGCTGCCGTCGCGCAGATAGACCTCGCTCCACGTCAGGTTGTCGAGCAGACCGGCGTCAACCTTCGTCTTCACATAGTCCATCTTCAGCTTGAAATCGGACAGTTCGGAATAGGTCGCCGGGGCGTTGTCCTGCACGCCATGGGTGTAGAACTCGATCGTGGTGCCGCGCAGGATCACCTGATCGATCAGGTTGCAGAAGTCAGCATACGGCGTGTTGTGCAGCGCGTGGCCCAGGCTGAACATGCCAGTATCCGCCAACCCGAACCGGGTAAGCGTGCCGCCCTGATTGCGCGTGGTGCGGGCGGTCTTGATCCCGATCTCTCGGGCACGCTTCGGCAGCTTCATGGTGTAGAATTCGGGCGACGTGTCCACGAAATACACCGGCTTGGTTTGCGCCGGAACGTTGGCGCTGAGCGTCACCTGAGTGCCGCTGTCGACCGACACAACCGTGGTGATGGGGCTGTTCGGGATGTTATGGCCGACCGCGCGCATCCCGGCGGTGATGCCGGTGGTGTCGGTGACGGTCATTACGTTGGTGCCATCGGTGGTCGAGGTCGGCAACCGGACACGGTTCGACGGCGGATTGGTTTCGATTTGGCCGTGCGTCCAGCAGATATGCCCGGTGCCGCGCGGCATATTGTTGGCGGCCGACCAATCCCGGTTGAGCTGGAGACTGGCCTCCCAAGCGGCCATCGTTCCGAAGCTGGACGAGATGTTATCGTTGTGCGTGCTGTCCCAGCCGCAATCCCAACCGGCGTCGTACATCTCCCGCAGCATCGCGGTGGACATATAGTTGCTGTTCTGGGTGATCTGCGAGGGGACGTAGAAGACGCCGCGCAGACCGCGCTTGGTCATCTCGGGATACGCATTCGTATATTGGGTCAGGATGTTGTCATCAAAGCTGAAGATGATCGTCGGGCGACCGCCGGCCCGCGCCAGCAGCGCGTCGTACTTCGTGACCTGCGAATAGGGGATGTTGCCCCCGTTCTGCACCTTCAGTCCGACCGTGCTGAACCCGGCGGAGGCGAGGCCGGGGATCTCCGAAACATTGTATGCACCCCAACGCTTGCCGATATGGATGGGACTGGGCGTCTCGAAATTGACGCCCGTGTCGGTCGCCCCGGTGTTGAAGGCCCCGGAAGCCGACGAAGTAACCTTCTGGTCGGCACCCGCCCGGATCATGATGATTTCAGCGGACCCGCCCATGCGGCCTTCGTCCATGCCCAGGTCGCCGCACCATGCGATGACGCCAAGCTGGCTGGTGTCGAAGTTGCCGATATTGTCCTTGACCGCGCGGGCGTTGGCCGAGCCGGTCGAGGTCATCTGGAGGCGACTGGCCCCATACTCGACCCCGTCGGTGGCGAGCGCCAACTCTGCACCGGCGGCGGTCGTCCAGCCGGTCAGGCTCTCGAACGACTCGATGATGAGCGGCTGCGGCAACACGACGTGCAACGACTTGGCCTCGACTGACGCGCCGTCCTTGGTGCCAACCGCGACGATGCGGCAATTCAGGTCGGCGGCGGTCGCGACATAGGTCGAACCGGTCGCCCCCGTGATTTCGGATCGCGTATTCGGCTTGGCCACCGCCTCCCGATACCACTTGCTCACCGCCATCGAGGAAGGCGCGGTATAGGTCTGACCGACCGATCCGTCCTTGGAGGCCAGGACGTAAAGGCCGCTGAACGTCGGCGTCGGCGTCGGGGTGGGAGTTGGCGTCGGGGTGGGCGTGACCGCCGCCAGCGCGGTGAACGTCAGCGGCTCTTCGATTGCGCGCTGTCCCTTGGACACACGGATGACGATCGTCGTCGCCTGCCCTTCGACCTGAGCACCCGCCCCCGCGACGATCTTTCCGTTGGACAGCGCCAGCTGCGATGGCGCAGTGCCGACCACCGAATAGGTCGAGCCCGTCCCATACGGATCGGTCAGCGATGCGATCAGCGCCCCTTCCGAAATGTTAACAAGATAGGTGGCCTTGCTGGCCGAAAGGCCCGGCCCGGCGCCCCCGCCGATGTTGAATTTAAAGGCCATGCTTCAGCCCTCCCGCGCATATACGGGGGTCGACGCGGCGGTGCAGATGATCGAGATCGCTCCCGTGGTCACATGCGTGCTGCTTTCGAAGAGCTGGCCGCCACCAGGCAGCAACAGGCTGTTCTGATCGGCCGTCGCAGTCGCGAGCCCGCTGATGTAGCAGGTCGCCGAGTTCTGCACCTGCACCTGGATGAACCGGCGCGTGGGGTTCGCGGGCATCAACTGCGCCGCCGTCGTGCCGAAAACGCCGCTCCGGCTGGTCGAAACGATCTGAGGCAGCACAGCCGTAACGGGGACCGGATTGGCGATATCATAGGCCGCACCAGTCTTGTCGACGAGCGTGCCGGCACCGCCGGGGATCGTGCGTCCCGCCCAATCCTTTACCGGGGGCAATTGCGTCTGGCCGGCGGCGTTGGCCGACAGGCAGGCGAGCGCGACAGCGCCCACCCATAGGAGCATCCTCATAGATCAGTCCTTTCGAGGGGTCATGGAATGGGTGGGCCAGGCGCTCCACAAAAGGCGGCGCTTAGCCTCGCAGGCCGCCAACGCGATGTCGCCGTTGCGGATGGCCCGCTCGGCGTCGGCGCTGGACATGCTGCCGTCAGCCTGGGTGGTCAGCGGAAATGGAAGGCACGGGTCCGCCGCCGCCTTCGGTCGATCGGGGAGGTTCGGCAAAGAGGGCGTCACGATCGGCCGCCGCTCCCCGCACGCGGTCAGCAGCAAGGCACAGAGCCCGGCCAGCATCGGTCTGTTCATAGCGTGTCACCGTGTCTCTGGATCGGAGGATGATGGGTTGCCGTTTGGCGAGGTCGGCGGCGTATCCCTGCGCGGCGCTCGCCAGCCGGTCGGAATAACCGGCCTGCGCATTCAGGCGGGCCCGGTCGGCGGCGGCGAGGCTTTCCGACCAGGCTGCGCGCTCGTTGGTCAGGGTCAGTCGGTAATCGGCGCGGAGATAGTCGAGGCGGGCGATCCACAGACCCAGCACCGCAATCACGACGAAAGGCCATAGGCGGGCCAGCCTCGCCAAGGTCACGCCTCGTTGACCGATAGCGGCTGCCCGGCGGCGGAAAGGCGGACGGGCTTGCCGATGACCGGCAGGCCAGCGGGCCAGCGCCGCGCGACACACCGCTCTTTCGAGATGCGCGTGATCGTCACCGCGTCGGACTGGTTCCCGCCGAGCACGCGGTATGCCGTGTCATCCTCGCCGACATAGAAGCCTACATGCCCGCCGCCCTCGCGCGCGAAGACCAGCACCGCGCCCGGTGCCAGCGCGTCGGCCGGGACCGACTTGCCCCAGGTCGCCCAGGACTTCGCCCGTATCGCGATCGGGGGCGGCGTCAGGCCGGATTCGGAGACGCACTTCGCCGTGAACAGGCCGCACCACGGCACGTCATCACCGTTGAACGCGATGCCCAGCACCTTGATCGGCAGGGACTTCGCCCAGCCCATGATGGTCGGATTGCTCGCGGGTCCCGGCGTCTCGCGCACGCCAAGTTTCGCCCGCGCGGCGGTCAGCCACGTTGGTTCGGTCATCGAATTATCCTTTGTTGGAGACGGTTAAGTCAGTCGGCGCTATGCCGGTCTCACCGGGCCGACTTCCCCCGAAGACGCTCGGTCGCAGGGCCTGCCCTTTCTCCCAACTGGCAGGCCCTGCATCGCAATTCTGACAATATTGATTTCTATCAACTGAGTGCCCGGCATTGTCCGGGCGGACAGCAGGTCGCCTCGTCTGGTCAGCAACGGGGCGAGGCGACTTGGTCAGGTGTCCGGTTTATCCTTGGCGGTCGCCATGCCAGCGACCGTTCCAATGATCGTCCGGGCAGCACCGAGCACAAACTTCATCGCGCCGAACCCCAGCCACCCGGAGGAAATGGATACGGTCAGATAGGCCCATAGCGGCCAGCCGAAATGTTGTGCCGCCGCGCCGCCGATCGCACCGAACGCGGGCAACAGCGAAATGAGGACGGCGATGTCACGCCAGGATACGGGCTGCTTGGCCTCGATCTTCTGGCCGATGCGAAGCCACTGCCCCGCCGCAACGGCAAAGACCCCGATGCCATAGTGCTGCCACTCTTTCACAGCGTCACCACCCCTATTCCCAGCCCCGTGATTACGAGCCCGATCGACACCATGAGGCTGACGGTGCGATGCGTAGCTGTGACCGCCTGGACGAAGGCCATGCCGGTCACGGCCATTGCCGCCGCGATGCAGTCGGTCACGATGTCGAAGGTCTGCCACGTGGCGGGCGAGCGAGAGATGAGCTTCGCCAGGTCGCCCGCGCATCCGAAAGTGAAGCCGAACCCGATTAGAGCCGATCCCACGAACAGCAGCGATGCAGACCATGGCGCTGTCATGGCGTCGCGCAGGTCGACGTGAAGCCGCTCGATCGTGGCGCGGAATTCCGCGCGGCATTGCGCCCGGCCTGGCTCCCGGCACCGAATCAACTGCCACAGCGCCCGGCGGGCGGGCCCCAGCCATTGAACGCTTGCGACCCCGAAGCGTGCGCCGGTCAGCATCAGCCACCATATGGCGGCCGTGCTTATGGTGTGCCCGAGCGCGGTCATTTCGCGGCCTCGTCGGCCGCAAGCCATTTGCCATCCATGGTCATTTCCTCAGGCAGCGATGTTGTAGTTGATGCGCAGTTCGGTTTCGCCAGGCGGCAGCGCCTGGGTTCGGCGATCGATCAGCGTCGTGACGTTGCTGGCGCGGTTGAACTGGATGCGCCCGCTGGTTGCGCGGTCGACGAAGATGGCCGCATCCGCATCGCGAATGTCGTTGTCGTTGACGGCGATGCGCGAGCGATTTTGCTGGCGCGGCACCCGGCCATCCAGCGTCATGGTGGAATTGCCGTTGCCCGAGATCGACACGCCGCGGCGACAGCCGACGATAGTGTTGCCGTAAATCTGCTGATCCACGACATCGTTATCCTCGCCCGGCCCGATCCCCCAGGAGTAGTTATAGAGATCGGCGTTTTCGCAGTAGTTCCAGCGGATGATGCCGCTCGCCATGACGGCGATGCAGAAATTGTGGCCGCGCACATGGTTGCCTTCGACCAGGCATGTTTCCGACCTGACCACGATCGCGCCCTTGCCGCCGCCGGTATAGGCCGCGACGCGGTTATTGCGGACGATCGCATGGGCCGGACGACGCACATAGAGCGCGCTGGCACGGCCGATCTGGATACAGTCGGCTTGCACACCTTCAGGCGGCGGAATGTTGCAGCCGATAACGGCGATGATCCCGCCGATGCCCTCGATGTAGATGGCGTCGCCTGCCGCCTTGCCGATATTGTCGTGGACGTAGCAACGCTCGATCCACACGTCTTCGGCCAGCGCGGACGTGGGGAGCGGGATCTCGCTGAAGGGCTTGTTCCGGATCTCGATCACGTCGCCCACCGACGCCGTGCCGGTCAGGGTGAACGCGATGCCATTCTGATCGAAGGCCACGCCGCCACTGGCGGTACCGGCCAGCAACGTCCCGTCAGGCCGCCGCACCCGCCAGCGCGTCGCCGACCCGGTACCGCCGGTCGTGCATTCGATCCGGACTATGCCGGTCAGCACCGCTTCGGTGATAGCGTAAGACTGGACCTGAACTCCGGACGGCACTGACCCGAGCACCGACTCGGCTTTGCGGGTATTGCCGCGTATCGCGATGCCGATCGAATTGTTGTCGGTACGCGAGCCGTTGCCCGACACCTCGCAGTCGACCAGCATGATGCCGTAGCCGCCATAGGCGTTGACGCCGCGCTGCGTTGCGCCGGTCAGGTGGAGGCCCATAACCCGGAAGTCGCTGGCGCTGTTCTCATCCAGGGCGAACAACTGGCCGATGCCGACCTTGGGCGCGGCCCCGTTGCCATATGCTCGGTATGTGCAGCGGTTGCCGGGCCGCAGCGTCTCCGACCACGATCCGCCCCGTTCCAGAAAGAAATGGGTGCCCGGCCAGAACTGCGTTCCGTCCGCCGCCTTGGCGAGCGTCTTCCACGCGGTTTGCGGCGTCCGTCCGTCGTTGCTGTCGTCACCCGTCGGGCTGACGTAGCGGCGGGTTTCGCCCAGGAAAGCATCGTTGTCGTTCGCGACCAGCGCCTCAAGATCGTCGTCGCCGATCTCGTCTAGGATCTCGATCGAGCGTATCCACCCGGACATGGGCAGCGACCCGTCCAGTCTGGCCCCAACGGCCAGGCGATCGAGCTGGGCGGGCGGCTCCAGGAACGGCGCGTGGGCGGCCAGGCCCGCCGCCGCAACCGTGTGTCCGCGCGTGCTGATCCGGTGCGCGATGCGGACTTTGCCCGGTCCATAGAGCCGGGGCACGCAAGGCCGCTTCGCGCTGTTCCATTGCGTGCCAGTCAGGGCATGATCAGTGGTTCGCGCGACCGTCATCACCTCGCCGGTCGCGTTGCCCAGCTGCATGAACGTGCGCTCGATATTGTTCTGCGCCGCGATCTCCGCCTCGACGACGATCGTATGCGGCCGATCGAACAGGTTGCGCCCGCGTACCTCCAGAAAGTCGTCGCCACGCGCGGCGGGCTGGCCGAGCGTGATGATGGGGCTGGTGATGACGTCCGTTTCGACTTGGGCGAGGATGACGCGGACCCGGCCACCCGCCCGCACCACAAGGCGGCCCTGTCCACCCGTGGTCGTCGCCGTATGCACGCGACCTATCCGCGCCCACTGTCCGCCAAAATAGTCGGGCGTCGAACCACCACCACCCGTGACGGTCAGATAGCAGGCCCCAGTGATGCATTTGGCGTAGACGCTCGATGCCACCTGCGCCCCCGCCCCGGCGCTGAAGAACGGAATGGCAAAGTCAGTCGTCGTGCTGGGATTGTAGAACTCGACGACATTGCCGTTCATGTCGCCGCTATCCAGCAACGCCTTGAAAATATACTCGCTGCCGTCAGGCGTGCGGGCAAACCGGAGGCTGTCGGTATCATCGACAAGGGCCGCTGACGCGCCGCTCGGTCGGCTGTTGAGAAGCGTCCACCCCGCGGTCGACACCGGCGCGGCGTTGCGCATGGACACCATGTTGGTGGCCGCCAGTTCGCGCAGGAAACCGAAGCCGGGAATGATCCGAGGCTGCCCGGCCGGGGCGATATACAACGCGCCGGACAATGCCGCCGACACGCCGCCCGGCCCCGAAATTGCGATTTCCTTCATCGACATGACGGACGTGAACGAGGCGTTGTTCGCCTGATAGTCGCCCGTGACGAAGTTGGCGCGCAGCGGAATGCGCGCCTTTCGGTTCTGGAGGATCACTCGTGGTTGCCCTTCAGATAGACCATCAGGCCCTGCGCGCCCGAGCCCGCCGCCTCGACCTCGATGGTGACGGGAGCGTCGTCGGGGATGCGCGGCGTGGCGATGACCGGTTGGGGGGTGCCGTCCGCCTTGCTTGATAGCTGACCAGGAAGGATGCGCAGCGGCGACGACAGGATCGAACTGCCGTTCACCAGGACATTGAGCCGGATGCCAACGGTTTGCGCGGGCGACAGATCGGGGGCGATGGCGAACGCCCGAACCTCCGTCACAATCAACGCGCGCGGCGCACGCAGCGGTGACAGGCCGGTGGCGACGCGCACCATTTCGCGCGGGCCGTAGCAGTCGAACAGCCAGTCGAACGGCTGGCCGGTCGGCATTCGGGCTGCGACGCCCGCCGGTGACAAGGCCAGGTTGGACTGCCCCGACAGATTGCGGATCGGGTAGAAGCCGTCCTTGCCGGGCCCACCGGTCGCCGTGCCGGTCGACCAGTCATGCACGTCCTGAAGCGTGTCGTTCGCCCGCGCGATGAAGCTGACGATCTGGGCCGAAAGCTCGGGCTCCATCATTCAGGCTCCACCGTGCCGAAGCCGTCGACCAGCGGGTCCACCTCTTCATAGGTTTCACCGGGGGCGAGCTGGGCCGCGATATCTTCGCGGGGACAGAGGACCTTGCGCAGGCGCGTGCCGTCCGGCCCAAAGATCACGATCAGGACCATGTCAGACCTTTATTTCTTCGACGTAGAAGTTGGAGCCGGCTTCCATGTAGCCCTGGTCGTTGCCGCCCCCATAAGCGACGAAATCAATCCAGAAGCTGTGCGAGCCGACCGGTAGCCCGGCAAAGGCGCGGCCATAGTAAAAGGGTATCCGGACGGATCGGAAGCCGTTGATGACGCACGACGGCACCCAATACCATTTCGTATCCATGACGGTGTCCACACCATCGGTGGTCCGACCGAAGACGAAATAGCCCGCATAGTCCCGGCCTGGTCGGGGTGCCATGTTGCACTCCAGGCGAATGCTGCTGTCGGCGCGCTGCTTGGTGACGCCCAGCGTCAGATAGCGCACCCGCCCGCCATCGTTGGCGGGCAGCGCCACATTATTTGCCAGCTCGGCGGTGTAGCTGCGCCGGATCGCATAGTCGGCCAGCGCTGGCGTATCGATCGACTTGGCCTTCAGCGTGTCGACCTCGACGTCGTACATGCGGAGCTTGCCGTCCCCATATCGGAAGACCTCGATCGGCTGGCCGCCGCCATTGCGGTCCCAGAGGACGAAGACATCGCTGTAGATGCCGACGACGCTGCCCGCCGGTCCCGCAAGCTGGGAAATCGCACTGACAACACCGTTCGCCCCCACCGACCACATCGCCAAGGCCGTGCCGGTGGCGGGATCGAGGCGCTGGAGGTTCTTGATGAACAAGTCGTTCTGTTCGGTCTTGATGCCGATCTGGTCGACCATCTCTACCAGCGACCTGCCATCCGGCGCGCGCGCCAGCCCGTCGATCAACAGTTTGTAGGCACCGATATTGGCGCTGAGGTCCGCCGTGTTTCCGGCATTCGTCAGAATGTCGGTGAGGATCTGCGCGGCCAGTTTCCCTCCGACATAACTGCCGTCCGGCTGGCGGACTCCGCCGATCGTCGTTCCCGCCGGTGCCCCGACCGTCGCGCCGTTTTCAGGTCGATTTGGGCCAACGACAGCGCCGTAGTCGACCGCCACCCCGGAGGTGACCACCGGCCCGAGGATGCGTCGCCCGCCGGTCACGCCGTTGCGCTGATACGATACCGACACCTCGTAGGGGGCACCGCTGCGAACGCTCGTGATCTCGACGCGGCTGGCGCCGACCGACCAGATGCCCGCCGAGGTCCATCCAACGTTCGGCGCCTGGCCCGAAACGAAAGGTCGATACTCGATGACCACCGCATCGCCGGTGCTCGCGTCAACCGAACCGGTCACCACCAATGCTGGAACCGTCTGCGCCTGGGAGATCAGGCTGGTCGCGCTGATCGCCCAGGCGTCGACGGCAGGAACTGGCACGAGGGGCGGTCCGGTAACGCCAGGCGTCGGGGGTGGGGTCGCAGCTTGGCCGAGCGCGAAGGCATGCTTGGCATTCGTCTCGCTGCGAGCGGTGAAGGTCGTCACGCCGCCCGCCGGATCGAGGTCGCGGTTGAGCAGGAGAATGGGTTGCCGGTTCAGACCCACCTCAGGCAGGTCGGCGGTGACGCAATCGCCCGGCTTGTACCCCATCCAGAACAGCTTGAGGGGCAGCGTGATCGGGCCGAACTCGCGCGAGTTCTCGATGTCATAGCGGACCGCCGTGCCGATCTGCTTCGTGTTCTGGATGAACGGATAGTCGAGCACCTTCGACCGCTTGCCGCCGTCCTCGGCGATGTGCTCGGCAATGCTGATCGGCGATCCGGGCAGGAATTGCCAGTTGTTCTCCTCCAGCCGGTATCGCGGCGTGACGGTATTGATGCGGTTGCGACGCGGCTGGGTGGTCGCGACCCGCGCCTGGCCGATGACGTCCTGAATTGTCACGGTCGCCAGCGACACCTTCGGCGCGTTCACGAGGCAGCTGATCCGCGCGCCAAGGGGCATGGGCTCGCCCATCCCGGCCTGCAGGATTTTCTTCATCGTCGCCCACTTCTCGTCGCGGGAATAGATCATCCCCCCGGCGGTCCAGCCATTGGCAGCGGCGATGTTCCGGCCCTCGACGAATGCGGCGACGTCGATCAGCCGCCAAGGCGAGCCCATGCCCATCACGCGCTGATAGGTGCTGTTCGGGTTGCTGACGTCGCGCTGCCAATAGCCATGCGCCCAGCGCAGGCCGAGCAGATAGGGGTTCTCCGTCCACTCCCACGTCGCCATGGCGGCGTCATAGGCGGCGGTATCGGCAGGGTCGGCCATGCGATGCGGCCCATTGCCGCCCGGATAGGTCGAGTCCTTCGTCGGATCGTAGGCCAGCGCACCGCGCACCGTCCACATCGGGGCAGGCACGCCGTTTTGATACAGCTTGGCCTTGGTATCGAAGCGCAGCGTCCAGGTCGCCGCGGCCTTGCCCGACAGCTTGAAGTCGGCACCGACGCCCGGCGGTGTCCCCGCGCCGGCGCCGAATGCCAGCGCAGGCGACGCCAGTGCGCCGAGTTGGGTCATCGACCACATGAAGCCCGCGAACGCGCCGATCGCCGCACCGGTGTTGCTGTATGTTACCGGCACACGGTCGACGGTCTGCCCCTCGATCGCGGCGATCGGGCCGAGCGACAGCACGGCGGTAAACGCCTGGCGGTCATTGTCGCCCGCGTCGCGCGTATCCCAGCCACGCCGCATAACGATGTCGCCCGCTGTTCCGGTTCGACCGATCGCCAGCGGGACACCTGCATCGGGGTCGGCCGAAAAGGTGGTCTGCGAGCCGGTGGCTTCGGCCGAAGGCTTTTTTGCGGTGAGGCCAGTCGCGAGTGAGAGAGCGGCGGATGCCGCCGACGCCACCGAAGCGATCGTGGACACGGAAACCCCTATGCCCGCGATAGCTGAAGCGGCGGCCGCCGATCCGATGACAGCACCCACGCCCGTGGCGGCAAGCGCAACGGCACCCACGACGATCGCCGCCGTTTTCAGAACGTTGGACATGGGATGCCCCTTTGACCGGAGAAGTTCGCGCGCCTTCAGCGAGGCAAGACGATCAATGGATTTTGCGCGCTAGATCGCTCGCCACGCCGCCACATACTCGAGCGGTTGCAGCACCGCCGCGCCGATCGCGTCGGCGTGGTATCCAACGACCCGGCCATTACCGAGGGCGACAACCAATGCCCCCAGCTTGTCCTCGGCCGGAAGCGCTAGGACATCACCCACGATGGCCGACGCCGGCGCAATGCGTTCCAGCCCCATGGCATCAAGAGCATCGGCAAGGCTCGTGTGGCCCCGCGCCTCCAGCGCCTTCAGCGCGCTGCGGACCGTTCGATAGGAACCAGACGCTGGCAGCTTCACCGTGTGACCAAGGCGGCGGAGGTGAGACGCGGTCATGCGAACGCAATCGGCAGTGCCGAGCCGCATCGACCGGATCGACCATTGATCCAGCGTCGCCTGGGCGGCGCGCGTTCGGCGAATGAATGGATCGTCGGTCATTGCTCGACCACCCGGCCACCGCCGCCATAGCCTGCCCCGCCGCCACTGAAGGTCTGCACCGCTCCCTGCACGCCCGGCACGCCCCAATAAACCGTCTCGGCGACACCGGTGACGAAATCCATGCCCGCCTCATTCGGGAAAATGCTGCGATGGTGCCCGGCCGACAGGCGCGCGCTCTCGTCATCCTCGAACAGCCGCTCGAAGACGCTGGTCACTTCGTACTCGACGGTGCGCCCCTGCTCGCCCGCACCAAGCGTGGGCACGTCGACCTCGCCCGCAAAGATGAGGTGCGGATCGGGGATGACGCCGCCGGTCGCCGGGTTGACGGCTCCGACATAGATGTCGACCGGGGCTCCCTGCATAGATGGGGCGGCCAGCGCCGCCGCCGCCGCATCGCCTGCGGGTAACAGGGTCAGCCCGATCGCGGGCGCGCTATCGCCAACGCCGTCGGTCAGATTATCGACGTCGGAAATAACGCCATAGGTCGGATCTTCGCCGACATAGGTCTCTCCCCCGAAACGGAGGACACCCGATCCATCGATTAGTCGGATCGTGCCGTTAGGCAGCATGATCTTCACCGCACCGAAGACGGTCGGCGAATCCTTACGCAGTTCGGCGTCGAGGGCGGGGGTGAGCGCAGTCATCAGAAACGCTCCGTGATGGTGATGGTGGGGATTTTCGACTTGGCGATCGTCTGCTCGATATCGATGCTGGCGCCCGAGACGATGCCCTCGATGTACGGCTTGGCGACCTCGACGACGGCGCCATCGGTCGTGACGATCCGCAGCATGGGGTCGAGGGTGACGGTCAGCACCCCGCCCGCAGACGCGACGAAATCGCCGGCGGCATTGTGCAGGTAGCGGCGCCCGCCATGGATGATGGAGAAGAACTGTCCCTCCCGCAGGACATAGCCGCTGGTGAAGCCGCGTAGGACCAGCACATTGCCCGCCTGGTTCGCCCCGTTGACCACCGGATTGCCGGGGTTGCTGATATCGAGTCCGGGCTGGGGCACGGGGAACAGCGCCCCCTCTGTTTTCGCGCGCCGCAGGCGGGCGATCAGGATGCGACCATCGGGCTCCGGCTTCAATCGCGGATAGGTGATGTCGAGCGCGAACCGATTGCCCAGCCGGTTTAGGCGCTGATACCCGCCGCCCATGGGGGCTTTCTGATCAGATCCATAGTCCAGCAACTTGGGCACCGCCACCTGCGGCAGGCGGGGCTGGGGAAGCTCGATAGCCATGGATCAGGTCCCCGGAAGACGGCGACGGGCCGCGCGGCTGGCATTGCGACCGGCCATGGCCGCGCCGCCGGCCGCGCCACGCATCGCCGCGCCGGCACCGATCGCGTTCATCTGCTCGAGCAGGTCCTGCGTCAGGACTGCGCCGCGAAGATCGAAAGTGAAGGACGGCGCGGGTCCGTTGTCGTTGCCCGACAGCATGCGCCGGGTTTCCGCCGCCGGATAGATGCGCGTGCCGTCGGGGAGGTCCGCGATCTCGCCGCCGTTCTCGTTTACCCAGGTCAGTCCGCCAGACCAACGGGCGGTGCCCGATGCGTTGCGGCCGATCTTCGTCGGGTCGATCTCGCTCCAGTTTCCGAGGTCGACATCCGGGCGTAGCACCGATGCGCCGCCGAACAGTTTGCCGATGTTTCCGAACACCGAGCCGAGCGTCGGCAGTTCGCTGTTGCCGTTGATCAGGTTCTTCAACGGGTTGAGCAGCGCGAGCTTGATGAACTCGTTACGGATGCTGTTCGTGGCGGTCTTGCCCAGCGTCTCCCAATCCGACCAAGCCTGGGGTGACAGGACATTGTCCACGAACTCCGCGCCGTAGCCGCGCAGTTCGTTCATCGCCGCCGCCGTCACCTTCAGCTTGGTGTTGATCGCGTCCTGGGTATCGATCCCGCGCATGCGGGCGTCGATGTCCTGCTGTTCCATGTCCGGGAACTGGCGTCGGATCTGCTGCTGGACGCGCAACTTCTCCAGTTCGCGGGCGCGGACCTGATCGCTGACCCCGGCGAGCTCGAGCTCACGCTGCGACAATTCCAGCTGGTCGGCCTGCGACCGGCTGGCGTCGAGGATGTAGCGCGCCATCGCCTGGGCATTGTTGGCACGGGCATCGGCGACCCGCGCCTCGACCAGCGCGGCACGATTGCCGTCGGTATATCGCTTGTCGTCGGCTTCCCTGTTCGCCGCCCGGCGCGCCGCCTCCATCGCCTGTTGCAACGGCGACTTGCTGAGGTCCAGAATGGACGCAACCGTCTCGGCGGTCCGCTGCTTCGTCGCGTCGACCGCTGCGGCACCAGCGCTGCGCGCCTCCTCGGCATGGGCATCGGCGAGCGCCTGGCGGTAGGCGGCGATAGCGCGCGTGATCTCTTCATAGGCTTTGGTCTGGCCCTGTGCCTGGGCGATCACCTGCATGGCGATCAGCGGGCGCAACGCCGCCTCGTCGGCAAGGGTCTGGTTCAGTTGCGCGGCGGTGATCTTGCCTGCCGCGACATTGTCATTCGCCGCGCGGCGGGCCGCCGTCTCCTCCCGAAGACCCGCAATCGTCTTGGCACTGTTCGCGACGCCTTCGGACACCTGCAGGTTGAGCTGGCGGCGAACCTGCGCGTCGACATCGATGCCCTTGCGGGTCGCATCGGTGGCCGCCTTGCGCCGGGCTTCCGCCTCGACCCCGGCCGCGCTGCTCTTGAGATAGGCGTCAGCGACATCGAGCGCTGCGCGGGCGCTGACCTCCATCGATTCCGCTTCGCGTGCGAGCGTGGCGGCATGGCTCGCGCCGCTATTCGCGGCTTGGGTGCGGGCGCGGTTGCCCTGGGCCAGGGCCTGCGCCTCGACCTGGGCGCGGGTCACGACCTCGCCCGACATCTCGATCCGCGCGCGCTCGGACGCCAGCGCGGCCTTGGCGGCGGGCGACTTCGCCGCGGCGATCCTGGCGTCGATCGCCGCCAGCTGGTTGGCCTTCTCCTGTTTGGGGATGAAGGTGTCGATCGCGTGGCTGTAGGCGTCGAGCGTCGTGGTCAGCTGCTGGCGCTGTTCGCCGGAGACGCCAGTGTTGAGCGCCGCGCGCAGGCGGCCCGCATTGGCGCGATAGCCGCTCAGCTGATCCGCCCCGGTAAACTGGTCGACCAGCTGCTGGCCGCGTGCCTGAGCGGCATTGGCGCGCGCCTGATCGGCGCGGCGGGCCTCCGTGGTCAGCTGCGTGCGCAAACCGGCGATCTGACGGTCGATATCGGCCTGGAACGACGCCGTGGTCGTGCCCAACAGCATCTGGCCCACCGACGGCCCCAGCGCCCGCTGCTTCTGAAGGTCGGCGATGCGGTCCTGCAGCGTACCGCCCGTGACGGCGCGGTCGATCGCCTTGCCCATCCAGTTCCAGGCATTGGACGCGGAATCGGCGATCCCGTCCCAGGCCCGCTTGAGGAAGTTGGCGTTGTCGGCGGCACCCTTGAAGGCGGGGCCGAGCGCATCGAGCAGCGCGCGCTGCGCGCCGGTCATGTCGTTCTGTTCGACGAGCTTCTGGATATAGTCGGCGGTCGACTGATTGATGACGCCGTAGCGCGTCGCGAGATCCTCGGCGCCCTTGATCGGGTCGGCGAACGCAGCGGCCAGCTGCGATGCGGCGCCCTTCGCGTCCTGCCCGGTCGCCGCCGCGAAATCCTTGGTCAGCGCGGTCAGCCCGACCAGCACACCGCCCGTGATCTTGCCGGTTTCGACGAACGACAGTTCGATCTCGCGCGCGGCGGCCACCGACATATCGCCGGCTTTGGCTGCGGCTTCGGCATTCGCCTCCAGCGCCGCGCCGGAAAGGCCGAGCATCCGGCCCGAACCCATCGACACGGCGTTCATTTTGTCGACCGCCGACGAATAGTCGTACCAGGCACTGGCCCCGAGCGCGGCGGCGGCGGTGGTCGCGCCGAGCGCCAGGCGCGTCGGGGTGAGAAGGTTGCGCACCTTCGTCAGCGCGCCCGCAACGCCACCGTCATCGGACTGCATGACGGTGACGACGTCGCCCGCCTGCTGCATGAATGCGCGCATGGGGCTGGCCCCCGCCAGCACGCTGTCCATGAAGTTACGCGCCGCCGCTGCGCCGACGATGAACTGCATCCGGTTCAGCCCCAGCGAATTGCTATGGGCGTCGAGCGACTTTGCGGCGGCGTTCAGGCGGTCGCGCGAAATCGCCAGGGCGGCCGCGTGTTCTTTCTCGTTCAGGTCGCCGCGCGCGAGCAGGTCGGCATACGTCTCCAGTTCGTCGTCATAGCGACGCTGAGCGACGGCAAGAGGATCGAGCAGCGCGCGGATCTTCTGGAGGGCGGCCGCTCGCTCATCCTGCAGCTTCAATTCGCGCTCGAAGACCGCCGCCGATTCCCGCGCCGCGCCGGTCGATCGATCCAGATTGACGGTCGCGAACTGGGCGCCGTTGCCGCGCTGGGCATTGGCGGCATCGATCGACGAGCGGATGTCCGCCCCCGCCGCCGCCAGCTTCGCCGCGTTCGCCTGCTTGCGATAGCTGGCGATCTGCCGCTCGGTGAGGGCCTCGGCCGCCTTGCCGGCGCGGTCTGCAGCCTGTTCGGCCGCTTCCGCGACACCGGACATTGCATCCTGGCCGGCCTTCCGAACCTCGGCGAAGTCGTTCTTGAGCTCCGCTTTGCCGTCCGTTCGAAGCTGGAAACCAACGCTACGCATCGCCATCGTCGGTCTCCTCTTCGTAAGCGTCGGGATCGGGAGGATTGAGAACGGCGGACTCGATACGCGGCAGGATCTCGGCAAGCATGGCGGTGTCGGCACCGCGCGCCGCGCCCATCATCATGATCGCGCCGAAATCGAGCCCCAGCGGTCGGGTCGTGAAACCGTCAGGCGTGGGGATGACAGCGGGTCGGATCTGCGATCCTACCCCTGCGATCACTTGCCAGAGGGTTTCGCCCGCTTCCGTCCGGGCTTCGTGCTCGCGGTAGGGGCACTCGTCACATCGCCCGAGCTTTCCGGCGTCGCAGGAGAGGTGACAGTATCGGTTTCCGGCATCGCCCCCTCCGAAGTGCCATTCAGCGAGGGCGCAAAGCCGTTTTTTTCCGCGTCCAACTGCGTCCAGGGCAGGACATATTCCCGGTCCGCCGCCTCGAACAGACGCGGCTCGGCGATAAAGGCCGAGATGGTGCCCGGCTGCACGATGCCGATATCGTCATCTTCGTCGCTGTAGACCACCACGTCATGCGTCGGCTCGATCACCTCGCCTTGGTGGTCGACGATCCCGGTCCACGCGAGCAGGTTGTAGCGGATAATCGCCGCGGTGAAGGCGTCGCCGGCCCGCTCGACTGCAGCAGGATCGGCACGCAGGACGTCAGCGACGGCGCGGCGCGCGGCGCGCAGCGATAGGGGCGACGGCTGGGGGTTGAATGTGACGGTGACCGCAGGATGATCCCCGCGCGCGGGGATCAATTCCTTGGTCACCGGCTCGGGCTTGGCGAGCGCCCACATCAAGCCTGGCCCTCATCCTGGGCCGCCGGATCGCCGGCGATCGACGGCTCGGCGTCAACCGTGGCCTCGGGGGGCACGATCCACTCGATGCGGATCGCCCGCTCCTCCGTCACGATGGCGAAGGCATTGCCTTCGCGCACGAGGTTGCCATCCTCGACGACGAAGCGGGTCACGGTGCCCGCCACGGCATCAGCGCTGATAACGCGGATGATCTCCTCGCCGGTCGCAGCGTCGAGCACGCGGATATTGCGCAGGACCTCGTCGGACGTTTCGCCCGCCGCGATCGCGGTGACAGCGGCGACCAGCGCCGAAGGGGAATGCTTTGCCATGCTCTGTCTCCTTGGGGTCAGGCGTAGGACGCGACGTCGTTGACGAGCGTCGTGGTCAGCTGCGCGCCGTTCGCGCCCGATGCCTGATAGTTGAAGGTCGCCTGGATGCCCTTCGGGCCGGTCACCTGCCGCTTGGGCTTGGGCAGGAAGACGCGAGGCAGCGTGAACAGGAGGCTGCCGCCGTCCTGTGTCCAGCCGAAGGTGAGCCCGGCGGGCAGCTTGGCGCGCGCCTTGGCAAACAGGGTGCCGCGCGGGCCGCGCGCCGTCAGCGACCCGCTGGTCATCGCCTTGCCCGGGTCGACGCCGGCGATACGGCCATCGGATCGGATCACCTCGACCTTGTCCAGGTTGTTGCTGAACGACAGGTCGGCCGACACGATATCTGCGGCGACGCCGCCCTCGACCGTGATGTTGCCGACCGCCTGGGCGAAGCGCGGACCGCGCAGCAGCGTCGCGACGCCCGCGATGGACACGGTGACCGGGTCCGTCTCGCCCTGCGCAATCAGCGAGATCGTGGCATTCAGCATGCCCGATCGGGACAGCGAGATCTTCAGCGTGTTGACGACCGCGCCATAGTTCGTCGACCAAGACGGTTCATCCGGGTTGCCCATCTCGACCGACGTCGACGGCAGCGACGACGCGCCCGAGGTGAAAACATGGGTGTACTTGCCGTTGACTGGACCGGTGGTCGTCGGGGGGCCGAAGGTCTGGCGGAGCCAGAAGCCGAACGCGCGCAGGTCGACCGGCACGACGATATCACCATCGTTGGTGACGACGTCATAGACCGGGTCGAGACCTTCGCGGCCCGTCCCAAGCTGATCGTCTTCGATCAGCGCCTGTTCCTCGCCCATCGAATGGCTGACGAGGGGCAATTTGAAGAAGTTGGTGGCAGGGGTCAGGCCATACGACGTCTCGGCGACGGCGTTCATGACCATGTTGATGCCGAGCGGACGGCCCATGGGCTTTCTCCAGGTGGTGGCGGGGTTAAAAAAAGGTCAGCCCAGCGGGCTATCGGTCGAATAGGAGGCGACGAGGGCGAAGTCGGCCCAGCCGAGGACCATGGTGCCTACGGTTTCGGTTTCGCCATCGGTCGGCGGTTCGGCGTCGAGATAGATGCAGAGGCCGCCGAGCGTCGGATCGGCGCGGCGGCGCGCATCGATGGCAGCGATCATATCATCCAGGGCCTGCTGGCTGGTCTTGCCGGCAACCTCATAGCCCGCGAGTTCGATCGGTATGCGGTGCTCCCACCACCAGGTTGGCGGCGAAAGGTCGACCTCTGGCGTCCCTGGGTCGCCGGACCGGACGATGCCCAGCCCGTGCGCCCCGACCCGGATGGGCTTCGCCTCGTCATTGTCCATGCCACGGATGTCCGCATCCGGCAGCGCAGCCTGGACCATGGCCTTGGCGGCGGCGAGGACAGCGAGACGCTTTCTCATCCGGCTTATCTCCAGCGGGCGTTGAGGTTGGGCTCGAAACGCTGCTCGGCGAGAGCGGCAGGAACGGCGAGATCCACAGACTTGGGCTTCTTCACGTTGCGCACGAGGCTGAACATGATGACCGCCTGCACCGGGCGCGGGTTGCGGGTGTTGCCCGCGCGCTCACGCTCGGATGCGTTGCGCCACCGGCCGGAGGCCTTACGGATCACCAGCCCCTTGAGCACGAGATAGCCGACCGCCTTGTGGCGGATGGACGGTGTCTTGAAGCCCTTGTCGTTCGGGCTGATGAATTGCAGCTTGCGGCCGAATTTGGCCTCGACTTCCTCCGGCGTCAGCGCGTTGCCGCTGCGCTTGCGGGGACAGTCGTCGGTCGGCACCGCCAGGAATTTCCGGCCGCCCCGCGCATAGATCATGCGGCCGTTGGCATAGCTCTCGATGATCGCGGCAGCGCCGCGCCCGTCTTTCGATGGCTGGGCATAGATCCAACCGGTCGGCTCGAGGCTGCGCCGCCCGGCGCGGTTCGGATAGGTCACGCCACGGATGGCGTTCGGCAGGCGTTCACCAAGACCGGCGGCGCGGACCTGATTGCGAAACGCCTCCTTCACCTCGTCGGTGGTGTCGCGCATCGCGTCGGTCAGGAACCCGGCAATCTCGTCTTCCAGACCGGCCGTGGCCTCGCCGAAGTCAGGAGCCCTGAGGCGCGGGCGGAGCATGATCCGGCTCGACTTCACAGGCATAGACCGCGCCGTCACGAGACGGGCGGGGCTCGGCCATGATGATGAAATGCTCGCCCGTCTTCACAATCAGGATTTGCCCACCCCGGGCGGGGACGGGATTGGTCGACGTCCTGGGGAAATGAACGATGTGGGAGTCGGCCAGAACCTGCGTATCGCCCATCGGCAATGCGACGATGGTCCGATCATCAATGATCACCGCATCGACCGGGGCCACCGCGCCGGGGGCGGTATAGGCGATCGCTTCCCCGAAAACATCGGGGTCGAAGAACACATCGAGATCCGCGAGGAAGTCGATCGCCATGGGATCAGGCCGCCGGCGTCGGGTCGGCGTCTTCGACGTCGCCGAGCTGAGCATATACCTCGACGAAGTCGACATAGCCGCCCGCCTCGAGCGCATCGATGCCATCGCTGTCGAGCCCCGCCAGTTCGGCGATCTCGTCGGTAATGACGGTACCGGCGGGGATCACGTCGTCGGGGGAGACGTGAATTTCCGCAACGGCGCGCGGCAGCTTAACGGTCTTCGGCTTGGCGAGCTCGGCGCCGAGGATGTTCTTGGTGATCGCGGCGGCGATCGTCGCGAGCGAGGGCTTCGCCGCGCCGCGTGCGGCCTTGGTGGTAGCAGCCATGAGGAAATACTCCATGACCGGCGCCGCATCGACGGCGCCGGTGGGACAGTTGGGAGGGTGGTTGCGCGGTTAGCGCCGGACGCCGACAGCCATGGTGGCGTTGACCCGCTTGGGCACGAGCAGGCGCGACGTCTGCGTCATCACCCATTCGGCGGCGGGGTTCTGCGAAATCCAGTTCTTGGGGAACCACTCGACGGGCACATAGCCCGCCTCGGGATCCAGGATCGCGCCATAGGTCGGCGTTCCCTCATAGGCGGCGGGCGCGCCGAGGATGACGGTGAAGTCCGGGATCAGCCACTTGGTCGTGCCGTCGACGTCCTCATAGAAGTCGTTGTAGACGTAGAGCTCGACGGTGCCGATCCGCCCCTTGAAGATGGGCGAGCCGGGCGCGCCCGGCGTGAAGCCCAGCTGCACCGAGTTGTTAGCCTGGCCCAGCGTGGTATCGATCTTCTTCTCGAAGTCCGGGTCGGCAGCGAACAGTGCCCACGCCCTCTTGTCGAAGATACCGTGGCTGTAGGCCGCGCCGGCGGCGGTCGACCCCTCGTCCAGCCATGCCTCGAAATTGGCGACGGGCGAAACGCCGGCCTCGCCCCAGCGCGCGGCCAGCGTCAGCGCCTTGGTCAGGTTCGGCGCGCGGTCGTAATCGACGATCGCAGTCGGATAGTCCTCGCCGGTCATCGTAACCTTGCCGGTCAGGACGGTTTCGGCCGTCATGACCTCGTCGCGGCGCTCGATCTGATTCTTGTGCGACTGCATATAGTCGACCATCATCAGGTCGCGACGATCGGCCAGGGACAGTTCGCCGCCCAGTTGCTCGCCCGGGCGGCGCTTCTGGAACTTGCTCGGATCGACGCGATCGAGCGGCTTCTGATAGCCAGGCGTGAAGGTTTCGGTCTGGAAACCCTTGTCCTGGCGCGGCTTGCCCGGCGAATAGGGACTGACGAAGGGCGAGATGCGGCGGTCTTCGAACACGCGGTCCCACTTGATGTCGGGCGTATCGAAGGTGATGGGCGCGGCGGTGCCGAAGAACAGGCGGCGGAGGAAGTTGCCGGGGGTCGCGAGCGGGCGGATCACGCCGACCAGCGTCGTGGTGTCGTAAAGCGAAAAGGCCATGGGAAGGCTCCGGGAGAAACGGGGTTGCGCCGCCTGGAACGGCGGCGGGGATCAGGCGGCGCGGGCAGTCCCCGCGTCAGCCCATCGTGATGTTGCGGCGGCGCAGACCCTCGCGGGCCGCGTCGGCAGTCCAGCCGACACCAAAGATCAGCTGCTCGCGGACGAAATCGCCGCTTTCATAGACGATCGCCTCGACATCGCCGCCGGTCGCGTCGACATCATAGGCGAGCACCAGGCTGGGCTCCTGGCTGCCGTCGGTTGCGGCGCGGACCGCCGTCTTCGCGCGGTCTAGGCCGCCGACCTTGGCCGCCGCCGATACGGTGATGTCGAAGCCATCACCGACGACGAAGTCGGTCGCGCCGTCGGTCAGCGTGCCCTTGATATGCTCGGCGATGGCGATCGACCCACCCGCCGCGCCCGGCAGGACGAAATCGCCGAGCGGGATGCCGTCGGGATCTTCCAGACGGAAGGTACCGCCGTTCGCCGCCGCCGCGATGCAGCGCAGGGTGTAGGTGCCGATCTTGGCCAGGGCGAGCACCGGCGCGGCGTCGAGGACGAAGGTCCCGGTGCCGGTGTTGCCACCCGCCTTGGTCGCCGAGGCGGCACCGCCGATCGTGACCACGCCGAGCACGGTGGCGGCGAGAAAAGCCGCGCCGTTCAGCACGACCTTGCGGGTGCGCAGTAGCGCATCCCCGCGAATGAAGGTCTTGGGCGCGTTGACGCCCTCGACCGTGCGAGAAGCACGTTCGTACATATGTCACTCCTGATGTTGAGGGCGCCGCAAAGCGCGGCGGGGTTTGGCTGGGGATCAGCCGATCTTGAGATGCGCAACGGCGCGGTGGCCGACCTGCGCGGCCTTCGCGAGAATGCCATCGGCGCGGGCCTGGCCGGTGGGTGCCTTGCCGCCGGGGGTCTCGGTCTTCGCGGTCAACGGCAGTTGGCTCTCGTCGACCGAGCCCGCGCGCAGGTCCTCGATCGATGCGCCGCGCGTCTTCGCCGCCTGGGCGAGGCCGATTGCGAAATCACCGGGCGCCGCACCGCTCTCGATCGCGGCGGAAAGGCCGGCTGACATGCTCGTCTCGGGGCAGAGAGCGGCCAAGGCGGAAACGCGGGTGCGTTCGGCGGCGGTCGCGGCCTCCGAAGCCTGGGCGCGGGCCGCTGCGACATCCTCACCACCGGCGGCGGCGATCGCCGAGACAGCGATGTTGCAGCCAAGGGCGGTCAGGGCGGCGGAAACGGCGGTCGCCTGGGCAGCGGAGCCGACGACGGTCAGGGCAGTGATGCCGGACAGGCCTTGAGCGGCCGCCAGCGCGGTTTCGGGGTCCATTTTGGTCTCCATGGAGGCGCGGGCGCCGGAACGGGCGCCCCGCTGGGTTTTGGCCTGGCGGCCGTTCACGGATGCGACGAATTCGGCCTGCGATGCCGCCCATCCCATGACTTTGTCGGCGAGACCGGCCTTGACCGCATCCTCGCCACGAAAAACACGCGCTTCGGTGCCGCGCACCGCGTCTTCAGACAGGCCCCGGGCCGTGGCGACATGCGCGACGAAGCGACCATAGGCATGATCGATATTGGCCTGGATGACCGCCCGCACGTCGTCGGGCAGCGCCTGGAAGGGGTTGCCGTCGACCTTGTGCGCCCCGGCATGGATCATCGTGACCTTGATGCCGTCGTTTTCCAGCTTCTGGCTGAAATCGGCGTGCATGGTCACGACGCCGATCGACCCCGCGACGCCGAGATCCTGAACGGTGATCTCGTCGCAGCATGCGGCGATCGCATAGGCGGCCGATGCGCCGCAGCCACGGATGATCGCACGCGACGGCTTCTTGCCCCGGTCCGCCATCATGGCGGCGCATAGCTCATTGAGGTCGGTGACTTCCCCGCCCGGCGAATTGATGTCGGCGATGATGCCCTTCACCGAGGTATCGCGCTGCGCGATCGTCCAGGCGGCCAATACGGCGTCATAGCCGGTGAAACCGGATGACGGATTCACACCGCCGCCATTCTCCGCGACCAGTTCGCCACGAATATTGATATGCGCGACGCCGTCCTGCACATCCATCCGCCAGTCGGCGGCGCCGGCGGCAGGATAGACCTCGGCGGCGGTACGCTTGGCCTGGATCTGCAAATTCTTGGACTGCGCCAGCGCTACCAGCTCGGCGATATCGCGATCCTGCCCGCCGGCATGCATCAGCAGCTGGCTGACGTCGAAGCGCGGGCCCACGACGCCCAGCACCATCGCCGCGGTCGACGGCATCACGGCCAGCGGCGTGTTGAACAGCCGCCGCATGATGTCCGGGCGACTGAATGAACGGAAGCTCATGCCTTTTTGTCCTTCTCGTCCGCCTTGTCCGTCGGATCGCCGCCGCCGGCGTCGCCACCGTCGGCGCTGGCTTTGCCCGAATCGGCGGCGGGAGTGCCGGGCGAGACGGCAACGGGCAGTCCCTCCGCGACCCAGGCACGGTGCTCCGCACCACGCTTGCGGACGTTTTCGCGGTAATTGCCGCCGGTCAGTTCGGCGGTGATGTCCTCACCGGTCCGCCAGCCATTATCCTGCTGGATCTTGAAGCCCTGCGCTTCTTGGGCCGGGTTGAGCGAGATCTTGCCGTCGCCGCGCCAATCGACGCCGCACCAGGCCGAGCGGCGGCGAAGATCCGCAAAGAAACCGGGCATCACATAATCGCCGCGCGCAACCTTCTCGGCCAGGAAACAGACATAGGTCGGCACGGCGAGATCCCCGCCGAGCCACGCGCGCTCGGTTCGGATCATCATGTAAAGGGCCTCGAGCTCGGCTTTCGATGCGGTGTACGAGCTGTTGAACATCAGCATCAGCACCCCGGCAGGCACGCCGATCGCGGCACCGATCTGGCGCACAATCGCATTGAAGAAGGGCTCGAACGCGACGTTCGGCCGCCCCGGGCTCTTGATGTCGACCTCGGCTTCGCTGTCGATCTCGAGAACCGAGCCCGCCTCGAATTTATAGTCGGCCGATGGCTGATCGGGCGGGCCATTATGGCCGATGCCGGACGCCCCTTCCTCGCCCTCTTCGCCGAAATCGGGCTCGGGCAGCGGGGTCGCGCCCGGGCTTTTATACACGACGGCGATCATGGCCGACATGACGGCGGCGTAGAGCTCCGCGTCGGACAGGTCCGAGGCCATCCGCAGTGGCTCGATAACGGACGCGAGGAGGCCGACGCCCCTCACCTGTTCCGGCCGCTCGGCGCGAAAGATATGAACGACCCGAGGAAGCTGCAGCTTGGTATCCCAAGCCTCGATCCGTTCCGGGATTGGGCTGACGCCCGGGCGCAGTAGCAAATCTCCGGGATGCTGACGCAGAATGTGATACGCGACAGCGGCGCCGTAGCCGTCCGTTTCGACGCCCCCGGTGATGACGTTGCCGGTGCGCGGGTCTACCGCACCGTCGGACACGGTCGGCGGGTTCTTCAGCCGATCCGCCTCGATCAGCTTCCATGCCGTCTCCATCACCCGTCCGGGTTGATCCGACGGCATGACGCGCAGCGCCAGAATGTCGCCCGAGGTGACGGTACCGCGATAGGCGACGGCCTGTTGCCGATATCCGGTCGAGCGGCGTTCCGCGTCGACATCCTTGCTCGACAGATAGGCGTCGTAATCGGTCGCGATACGGCGGTGCCATTCGTCGACCTGATCCGCCGTCAGCCCCAGCGCCTCGCCATCGATCGCGGGGATCGCCATCAGGCCGGTGCCGACGACGAACGTCACCATCCGGTTGAGGGCAGCCGTCGCGATCGGCTGGTTCATCGCCGCGTCGCGCTGCTCGGCGCGCAACCGCTCCGATTGCGGCAGGATATCCGCGTTGGCGGACCGCGCCCGGGCCCGCCAGCCGCGCCGCGCCGCCCGATCGGGCTGGCCGCCGCGATAACCACCGCTGCCGCCGCCGAACATGGCGGCGGAGGCGGCTGTCTGGACGCGCGCGACCTGGCGTTCCAGCCCCGCCTTCGGGCTGAAAAAGCCGATCGCCTTATCCAAGAAGGTCCGCTTCGCTTGGATCTTCACGGCTCAGCGGTTCCGATAACCGCCGCGACGGACCCGGCCGACGGCGCGCGGACGCGGAATGACGGGCTTGTCGGGGTTCAGTCGGTCGATATGATCCGACCAATAGGTGATCCCGGCCTGAATCTCTGCCAGATTGGCGCGGGTCAGCTTCCGGTCGGCGATCTCATAGGACTGGCCGTCGAGCACCTTGGCCTCGGCCGCCATATACTGGTTGAACTTCGCGGTCGCGAGCTCGAGCGTGATGCCGACCATCGCAATCTCCTTTTCAGCGTGATCGGACCACCCGGACGCCGCGGCGGGCCCCCGATTTGCCAGCGCCCGGCCTTGTCGGCGGCCCGACCGGGCGGGAAACGGTGACACGCGGGCCGCTTGGCGGCGCTGGCGGCGTCGGGTTCGGGTCATCCGGGGACGGCGGCGGTGCGGCGATCGGTGCCGGCGGACGCGGCGGGCGGGCCCAGAGGGGAACACCGGTCAGGTTCTGATCCCATCCGACCAGGCGGATCATCACCACGATCGCGTAGATGAAGAGGTCCCAAGATTCGTTCCGAACGCCGTCCGGCTTTTCCCAGACGCCCTCAACCTCTTCCTCGGCGCGGAGCTCCGCAATGTGCTTGGCGCTGAGGTCGCGAGGCAGGCCGATATAGGCAGGCCCGGGCTCCATCCGACGCAGTCGGAAATCCGCCATGAATTTCACGCGATTAACGCAGGGAATGAAGAGTTCCACCTGCGGCGATCCTGGGATCTGTCGCTTGGCATCGACCGTGGGCGGCGGAAGGATCTTGCCGGTTGGCTTGTTACCGCCCTTCAGCAGCGTGATATGTGTCGGCGACAGGGCCGGGCGACGTTCGCGACGGCTCCCGGTCATCATGTCATGCCACCAGGCAAAGGCGTTATCGGTGGCGTCGTCGGTGCCGCCGGTATCAACGCCTGTGCAGAAAACCGGCACACGTATCGAAGGATCGCGCTTCAGCGGATAGGTCCGCTTGAGCACCTTGGTATAGAGTACCGACCAATGCTCGCGGCGGCGGAACGGCTCCAGTTTGGTGATACCGTCGTCGAGCGTCAGGATGTCGAACCGGTCGATGATCCAGGCGCGGTTGCCCACACCATGTCCGACCGCCATCACCGAAAAGCGATCGATCCCCAAGTCGACGGTCATCGTGATCGCGACTACACCATCGGGCACCTCGCCCATGCGATAGTCGGACGCTTGGGCGCGCTCGGTCAGCGCATCGACCGTCATCGGCGCATCTCCCGACGACCGGCTGACGTAATTGCGGCCGACCACGGTCTGGAAGAAGGACTTGAGCGGGCCTTCGTCCTGGTGATCCTCGAAACGCTGCTCGGCCAGGCGGAAGCGCTGGACCATGTTGGCCCAAGGCGCGAGGCCGAACACGCCGTCCCAATAATAGGAATCGATGGTGTTGGGCTCGATTTCGCCGTCGATGCCGTCATTCTTGCCGCTGGCGCGCGAGACGGCGATCTCGCCCTTCCCCACCCAGCGCCCAGTCGCCATGAGGAACGACTTTTCGCTGTGCTCATGGGGTCGGCCGCAATGCGGGCAGACCATCACCGCCTTCTTGCCGGACTCGATCGCCGAACAATCGGTCGGGAAGCTCAATCGCTCCCACGCCATCTCGAACGGCTCGGCGCATTGCTGGCAATCGACCCACCAGCGCCGGGCGGTACCGCTCGCGACCAGCGCCTCGATGCCGCGCTTCGGACCCTTTTTCGGCGACGAATTGACGTAGAGCTTGGAGCCGTACTCGAGAAACGAGGTGGTGCGGCCGGAGAACAGCGACACGGCATCGCCTTGGTCAGCGATATCGTCGTCGAAGTCGTCGTAATCGTCGAGGCGCCCGCGCGAGAATGGACGTGCGCGGAAGTTCGGCCCGGTGGGCCACAGGAAATGCCAGTCGCACCCGCGAAACTGCTTGAGATAGATGTTGTCGGCGCTGGCGGTGGTCAGCTGACGCGCGGCGACGTCGGGGCATTCCTCCAAGAGCTTGTTGATCTGCGTCGTGACGTACGACGCGGTCAATTCCTTGGTCGGCGAATAGAACGCCATGTCAGCCGGGTCGTAGATGACCGAATGCAGCTGCCAGTTGTTGCCGATCTCCGATTTGCCCATCTGGCTGGGCCCCATCACCGCGACGATCGCGTAATGGCTGGTCATCGCCAGATTGTTGGTCGGCAGCACCAGGTGCTGCATCGGGATCGGACTCTCGCGCCAGGGCCCCGAATAGGCGCCCGGGTTCCGGAGGTTGCGGTGCCGGTCGGCCGCCTCCATCGGCGTCAGCTTCTCGGGGAAGCGGACCTCGCCGAAAGCGATACGAAGCGTTGCGCGCACGTTCGCGAACCGGGGAGGCTCGCGCGTCTGCTCCATGAGCAGCGACAGCGCGCCCAGGCGCGGACTGGCGGCGACCGGCTTAACTGCCGGGGTCGACATCGACGTCCAATGTGGCGACGAACTTGGCCAGGCGCTTGGCGATCTCGTCGTCGATCGCCGTCTCGACCTCCTTTTCCAAACCGAACTGGCGGCGGACGACGCGGCCGACCGCCTGCAACTGGCGGCGGAGCTCAATCACCGCATTGACGGTCTCGGCCTCAATGTCCGCGACGCGCGCGAGCTCGCCGATCGCCTGGCGGTATGCGAGCTCGGCTTCACCGGCCTTGAATTCTTCGTACCGCTGTTTGCCGGTGAGCCCGAGGCCTTCGTCATCACCTGCATCGCCGAGCGCAGACAACCGCCATTCGGCCAGCGCTGCGCTGCGCTCGTCAGATTCAACGTTCGCGGTCCCGCGCGACTTCCACCACTCGACGGCACCGGCGGCGACGATCTTGTATCCGACGCCGCGCCGCCCGCGCTCGATGATCCATTCGGCATCCGCCGGAGCGTTCGCCAGATGCTTGCGCATCGTCTCCGGCGTGACGCCGCAGATGGAGGCGAGCTCGTCCAGGCTGACAATGAGATCGGACGATTTACGCTTTTTCGGCGCCTGCCGTGGTGTCGCTGCTCTCGCCATGACGCCTCCAGCGCCCGTTCAGCGGGGGGCGGGCAAAACCAAAACCGTAATAATAAGGCGTAACGATTTCCGAACACGGGAAACGCACGCGGGCCGCGCCTTCGCCCCCCGCATTGCACCCGGATCGCCGGGGGGGACCCAAGGGGGGGTGTCCCGCCCCGGGACGGCGGGTCGACCCGCCCACCTCCGGCCTCGAAAAATGGCCTCAGAGCGCGGGTTTTGCGGGATCCGGCGAATACTGGTCAGCCGCCCCGAACGGCGTGCCATACCGCTTTGCTGATGCGCTCGCCCTCGGCGATGCGCCGCTCGACACGCTCGGTCGTGCGCGCGGGCTGGTCGCAATCGTCGGCGAGGTTCTCGAGTTCGTACGCCAGTTGGCGCAGGCGAACGGCTGCCGGTGCATCCTGATGAGCCATCGGGCCCTCGCATTCTCTGGACGAGTTTTTAAAGACGACCACCGACGGCGTCGATGTTCGCGATATGCGAGGGTGGTCACACCATCCGATTAACTCGCAGGCTGCTCAGGCAGCGGATCCCGCTTGGGAAGGCGGTTGCTTTACCTCACCATCGTCAAAGAGGAAAGTCGCAATTTTCAGGCGCATGTTGCCAACCAAGGCCAGCGTGAACCGGCCGTCGCTCTCCTCGACAACCCCGCTGATCCCTCGAAACGCCGGCGTCGGCAGGCCGATCGTCGCGCCCACCGGGATCGCGTTGCCCCGCGCATTGCGGCGCGCACGACGCGCTCGATCATCGGCCGCCGCCTGCATCCGTCGCTCCTCGATGCGCAAGCCATGCACTTCGCTGTCTTTGATTTCCGGGACACCGCCTCGGTGCGTCATCAAACTGAACGGGGGATGCGCATGCAACGGCTGGGCGGCCAGGGTGCGAAGGGCATCCTTATGCTCGGCATCCGCAAAGACGAATGTCGGGATGATCGGCGTTTCGACCTCCCGACGCTCTTTATCCTTCGATCGCGGAATGCGGCGACTGATCGTCTGGCGTGGCGTCCAGACACCGAAGCCAGCCTCAGCCAGCGAGTCGGCCAGCCGCAATGTGCGCGGTGCCGCCGTCCGCAATATGATCCAGCTCGGCCGTCGCCAGCCGTCATTCGTGGTATGCACCCCGTCACAGCGGCCATCGGCCGCACCATCCATCCCGCTCATATGAACCCCGCCCAGGGCCGGATCGGCCCTAGGCGCTGTAATACCGGAACAAATCGTGTTCTGTCAGAGCGAAATGACGATCAGCGGCGGGCCGCCAAATGTGCCCGCGCCGCATCGGCGAAGAAGCCCGAGCGGTTTGTCGTGATCCGATCGATGCGCCCGAGAATACTGTCGTCAATGGTGATGTTGATCCGCGTCGTGCGACCGGGCAGCTCGGCCCGAACCAGCAACCGGGTCGCCTCGTCTACCCCATCATCTACGACGACCGCATCGAGCTCTGACGGTTCAGGAATCGCATCCCCAAATTCGGCGGCGACATCAAAATGGCCGCTGAGCGCTTCTTCAGCGTTCAGGGCCGCGTCTTGAAGCGTATCACCGAACGAGGTGCAACCCGGAACATCCGGGAAGAACACGCCATACCCATCGCTGGATCGCTCGATGATCGCTGGATAATATGCAACGGGCATAATCCATCCTTTCTATCGTAGTTTGGCACATCGGGCCTTGGCAGGTGTATTGGAGGAAGGAGTGGGTTGCTCCGCTGACCTAAGTCAGCGGAACCCCGGTTTGCCTTTCGATGCTCTTTAAAGTTCCGATTGGCATTTCGCGTTTAGGGTGAGGGATGGTCGCAGTCCCCGGTTTGCTGGGGTGTCGGAAGTGTTTGTGACTTCCTCTCTGCCGGACTTCGTACCATCCATCCTCCTCTATCCGCTTGATCACCTCCCTGCTGGTCATCTCCTTCCTCCGTTTCGATGTACACACTTTTACACACTAATAGCGAACGCGTCAAGGGCGGAGTGTGCGATAATGTGCGGTTATCCTGCGGCTTTATTGCGTTTCGCGCTGTCCATCACCGCACCCGACAGGCGGTCGACATAGGCAGACCGCACCGTCGCTAGGATTTCCGCAACATCACCGGGCCGCAACGGATCGGCCGCCAGTTCGGCGGCGCGCGCGTCCTCTCGGTCAGCCTGTTCCGCCAGCCGCATCAGATGAGCGGCGCGCGCCTTGCGCTGGTGGATCAGGGGATTGATGAACGTTCGCAGTTCGCCTGCGGATCGCGGGAAGAACCGGCGACCAGGCGCGTTGCAATAGGCTCGGCAGGCCACCTCCAGGATGTCGAGCGGCACATCCTCGAGATGGACGCGCAACAGCTTCAGCGTCGCCTCGGCTTCCTGCGCATGCTCATCCCGAACAATCGTCCCGGATCGCAGGCCCAAAAGCACGCGATGCCGTTCGTCCTTCGTGCTCGGGGCCAGGGCGTCCGCATAGACCATCGCGGCGGCGCGAAGCCCTTCCCCCGCCCCGGTCGGGATGGGGAGGCCGTACCCGTGGGGGACCGAGCAATCGAGCATGTGGTGATCAACCCACTTCGGGATCGCCGCCTCCAGCATAGCGCTCGAGTAGCGGGTCGCGGAAACCGCCGTTCCGGTCGTTGCGTCGTGGGTCTTGGCGAGTGCGGTGGTCATTGCGTCGTGCCTCCGAGAGGATCTTGTCATGCTGGTCGCGGATGCGGTTCCACCAGGTGCGGTCCCAATCCGTCTTCGTCGCGTCCCTGCCCCGGGACAGCCAGAAGTCGCGGAAGCCCTCGAGCTCCCGCCGCTCCCGGCCTGGCGGCCACTGAGCGACAAGCTCGGCGACGCTGGCCGGATAGGGCTGGCGCGGTTGCCAGTCGTCGGGGATCCGCATCGGCTTGCGCACTGGGCGGCGGCCGGCCGCGAGGTGTTCGCAACCGGCGACCAGCACCGCGATCGCAACCTCGAACGGGATCGGCCTCGCGTATGTGCGCGCCTCGCTCACACACGGGGTGGGGTTAATTTTTTTGGGGGTTTGGGGGGATTTTTTATTAGGGGCGGGGTCCGCGTTACCGGTCGTTACCGTTTGGGTAACGCCGTTACGCCCCGTTACCCCCGCCCCGTCATCGACCGTAACGTCGTTACTATCCGTTACGGTTCGCGTAACGCCGTTACCTTGCGCCGCCGCCTTCAGCCTGTCGCGATAACGCTGCTGCTTGCGCGCCGCCGGGCTGCGCATATCGGCCGTCATAGCTTCGGCGATACGCTGGTCGGCCAGCGCCGCCGCCGCCGACAACGCCGCCACCTCTGCGACGAGGTGCGCGGGCGTGCCTGCCTCGAGCAACCGAGTGATCAGGTCGACGCTCATCCCAGCATCCCGAACATGTCGGTCTGCGGACCCATGGTGAACGGTATGACCTCGGGCGGCGGCGCGAACACGGGCTCGGGCGCGGCCGGCACCGAGACACTTGGCATCTGGTCGCGCAGAGGCAGCGGGCGGCCGTCGATCCGCGCGCGCAATCGCTCGCGCACGCGGTCCATGATCTCCCCTTCATTGATCATCACGCCGGTGCGCGGGCAGCGATAGGGCTGACAGGCGGCGAGGTGCGCAGACCAGAAATCGGCGTCATGCGTTGCCGCCGGGACGGCGATGGGCGCACGTTGGACGGCCGCCGCCGACACCTCGGCCAGCATGCTCGCGGAAACGCGCTCCAGCACCCCGGCAATGGTCTGCGACCCCTTGTCAGGCTGCTGGCGCAACACGGCGGCGCGGGCACGCCATTGGTCAGCCATACGGGTATTCCAGGAAGCGCATTCAGGCGTCACGCGCACCCCGCTTCCTTGCGCAGCTTTTGCGCATGTTCGACGATCTTGTCGGCACGGGCGACCATCGCGGCGGCGCGGGTGTCGAGCGCGTGGGCGACAGCGATCAGGTTCTCATCGGATATGCCGCGCTCACCATCCATCTTGGCGCGCGTCCCGCGCTCCTTTATACCCATGGCAACGGCCAGCGCACCGACCCCGCCCAGCATGTCCGCCGCCGTCTCGATCCCCATCATGCGGGCGATTTCGACAGGGTGGCCCTTCTGTGCCGGTTGAACGGCACAGGTCGATTTTTCTTCGGTCATCAAAGGGCTCCCGTGGATACGCCGCCCAGGGTGATGGCGGGCAGGCTTTTGCTGGGGATGAAGCGCGCGGTAACGGAGGCGCCGCGCCGGACGCGATCCAGCTGCTCGGCGAGTGACGGGTCCTGACCGTCACGCTCGGCAATCGCGCGAACGGTCAACCTGCGCGCCTCCGCCGCGTCGCCTTCCGTCTCCTTCAGCATGCGGCGGTAAAGGATGATGTTCGCTCTGCCCTTCGGCAGCCAGGTGGCCCGGGCATCAGCCGTCTTCGCGAGCCGCCGTCCGAGCCGCTTGATCACGGGAAGCGCCTTGCCGTCCCGTTCGAGCTCCGTCTTCAACTGGTCGCGGATCTGGTAGGCCTTGCTGGCACCCATGTTCGCCATGAGCGCCGCTCGCGCGACAGGGACGCCGTCCAGGATCAGCGCGCGGACCCGTTCGATATCGGTGGCGGGAACGGCCGCCGCATGCCCCACGACGCGCAGGCGGCGACCATCGATATCGCAACCGGTCAGGCATTGTCCTTTGCGGCGCAGGCGCTTGATCAACCTCTCGCGGACGCGCTGGACGTGCGTCTTCGACACGCCGAGCTGTTCCGCGATCTTGGGGCCGCCCAGGCCCTGCATGAGCAGGGCCTCGACCTCGCGAATCTTGGCCTTGGACCAACGGACACCGCTATACGCCTCGCCGTTACCCGGGGCTGGCAAGGGCGCCTTCCCCCTCGCCTTCAGATCGGCGGCGTAGCGGCGGCGCTCGAGCGCGACGCGCGCCGCGCTGAGACCCAGCCTCAATTGAATATCGACGCCCTTCAGGCCCTTGCGGAGCATGAGGCGGAGGCGCTCGACGCTCTCCGATGTCAGGTGGCCGTGCGCATCACGCGCCGCCGGCCGGAACCCCTTGCGGGGACAGAGCGCGATCAGGACGGAATTGCACGCCGAAGCCTCGCAGACACCGAAGTGCGCGCCGATCCGGGCGAACGACCAACCGTCCTGCTCGCGCAGGCGAATGGCTTCCTCGAGCCGGTCGCCTTGCAGCTTCGCCTCGGGCGCGTTGCCGACGACCGGGGACTTGAGCGCCCGCTTGTGCGCCATGACTTGGATTGCATGCCATGATCGCCCTGGCAAAGCGTCAATGCAGCGGTTCAGCCCCTCCGATGGATAGAATTCGTCCAGGACGGCGAGCTCTTCGGTCGACCAGGCGGGGGCCTTGGGCTTCGGCATCACGCAGCCTCCTCGTCGTCGTCGGCGTCTAGGTCGGCATCGGTACCTTCGAATGACAGATACGCCGGCACCCAGCCCTTCGCGCGCTGGCAGGCTTCCCGGGACATGCCGAATTGCTCCGCCGCCGCCGGGCTCCCCGTCATGATGAGCTCGGCTGCCTTCGACAGATCGTCGGCGCCGAGGTTGGAGACGCGCTTTACTAACGTCTCGTCGACGGCGCGGATCGCCTTGAGCTTTTCGTTCTTCGACAGGCGATCGAAATAGGTTGCATCGGGAGTGAAGAACTCCCGTGCCCGATCAGCTAGGCCGACCATGCACGCCAGACGATACTGGACGGGCATGACGAAGCCTGCCGCATCTAGCGACCGCGCCAGCATATTGACGCCAATCAGCGCACTGGCGCGCTCGATATCGGCGTGACCGGCGCGCGACGCCAGGATGAGCGCCGCCGCCGGATCGGCCTCAACCATCCAGTCGCGTTGGCGCAGCCATTCGATATCCTTACGCAGTATCCGCATTGATGGTTGGTCCGTAAGGTCGGGCAATACCTGTGCCGGATCACCGGCACGGCTCGGCAGATTGTGAATGCCCAGGTCCGCCGCCGACTCCCGATCGAATTGATCCGCGCGGCCCTCCCGAAACATGCCGCGCGACAAAACAAAAATGAGGAACCGCGCACCGTACCGGTGGCCATAGGATTCCCGCATGATGGCTGCGCCGAGCATGGCGCGGTGGTGGGAGCGCATCGTCTCCACCGCATCCTTGGTAAGCCCGTGCTCCTGACGCGCTACATCCTCCGGCTGGCGGTAGACGCCACTGTAAGCGGCCCGATCTTGACGGAATGCGCTGATCACCGGCTTTTCGTTGGCTGCCGGGGCGGGAACGGGCGCAAGAGTGCCATCACGAGACGATGGCGGCGCCGGATCGACCCAGCCGAGCGGCCGGAAGATGCCCCCCAGCTTCAATTCCCCCGCCCCGATGTGCGCAACCTGGATCAGCGGCCCGGCCGGATATCCACCGCTTGCCATGGAATCGATGTCAGAATTGCACCGCGCCAGTTCCGCCGCGATGCGGTTGACCTCGTCTTGATCCGCTCCCCCAACCGCGACCCAGCGCGGTGTTGGGCCATCCTGGTCGAACTCAGCGATCGCATCGAGTTGCCCCGCCAAGCGCTCCGCCTTGAGTTCGAGGCAGAGCAATTCACGACGCTGTTCATCCGTCGGCGCATCAGCGAGGTGCACCGGCACGCCCAAGCCGCCGCCGGCAAAGCTCAACGTCACGTGGTCCGGCACGCCGAGCCGTTCGCGTTCAGCCAGCAACTTCTCGTCATACAGGTGTTGCAGGATCTCGACGTCTTGGATCTGCGCCTCGCCGGGCTTGAACAGGTCCTCCTCCGCTCGCCCCCCCGCCGCCGTATAGGCATCCAGCCCCACCAGGCGGAGCATCCGCTCCACCCCGGCATTGACCAGGTCGCGCTTGATGGCAGCGCGAACCTCGAAGTCGTGACTGGGCGACTGATCGAACACGCGCTTTTGCAGGGCAAGGTCTGAGGTGCCGGCATACGCCTTGGCCATGTCGAGAGTGATCCGGCCGGCGGCGAGCGCAGCGAGGATATCTGGATGCAGTTGCCCCAGCCGCATCCGTTGCTTCACATGCAACTCGGTCGTGCCGAACCGCTTGGCGATCGCGGCGACATCGGCACCATCGGCCGCCAGCTTGGCGAATGCGGTGAACTCCTCGACAGGTGGCAGCGCAACCCGGGCCGTGTTCTCGATCACCGAGATTTCTGTCGCCGTAGCCTCGTCCGGATCGCGGATCTCGACGTCGACCAAGAAATCGCCCGCGACCACGTCCCGAGCAGCCAGGCGCTGCAAAGCCTTCAGGCGGCGGCCACCGGCAAGGACGCCATATGCCCCCCGCGGCTTGGACACCTTATGCACGATCAGGCGCGCTAGAAGGCCATGCGCCTCGATCGACGCCTCGAGGTCCGAGGTGTCGTGGTCTTCATCGGTCTGACGCACATTGAGCGGCGATAAAACGAGCTTGTTGAGTGGAACGGTGGTAGTGGTCACGGGTGTTCTCCGAGGCTGGTACGGAGCCCGGAGCGCACAGGCGTTATAGCCTGGTCCGTTCGGGCGTTTTCGCGCTCACCGCTGTCTGGCTGTCAGCGGTTTCGGATCGTCGGGCGGGACCGCTACGGCGGCCCGCCCGATATTCTTGGATCGATGGCGATGACGGCGCGGCCACCATCGGTCAGCCTGCAGGGCTTCTTGCCAGCGGCGATCCCGCGCCGCCGAAGAGCCTTCAGCGTCATGCCGTGGCCGGTGAGGATCGCGTCGTCGGCGAACAGGTCCTCCTGGCGCTGGAGCAAGGTCCGGCACATCGCAGGCGACAGGGTACGCGCGATCGCCGCCGGTTCGGCCGCCATCATCGCGCCTGAGCGCCCAGGCTACGGACGATGCGCGTCCACAGCCGTTCGGCATCCTGTATCGGCAGCCGCATGCGATGCGCTGCCTCGATCACCGTCGGGCAACCCTCGGCCCTATGCTCGGCCAACCGCTCGATCGGGGTCAGGCGCTTCGGCGCGGCCATCACTGCACCGCCCCGGCGAAGGCAAGCCGCGCCGACAGGTTGAAGGCATCCTCGCCCGGCAGATCGTGCTGACCGTGCCGCAGCTGGGCGATCAGCAATCGCAGGCTGCTCTTCGTGGCCGCCGATCGGGCGCGCTGTTCCTCGTTGCGATCGGAATAGGTGTAGATGACTTTCCGCACCGCCCCGACGGGCTTGCCCAGGGCCGTGGCGATGTCCCCCAACGATGCGCCGCCGTCATGCATTTCCATGACCGCAGCCTCCATCGGGGTCAGCCCCTGCACGGACGAAAATGAATGACGGGCGGCCATCAGAACGGCATCCCGTCTTCGTCGAGCTCGTCGAGGTCCGCGATGATATCGCCCTTGACCGGATCCACCCAACCCAGGCGCGGAAGGCCATCGGCCTCCGGGGGCAGCGTCGACGAGATGCTGCCGGGCAGCTGGTAAAGGCGCGTCGGCCCTTTCTTGGCGGCCACCTCACGCGTGCAGCTGGTCAGCTGGTAGATCGAGCCGCCGCCGATCAACACGACCGGCAGCAAGGCCCCGGCGAAGACCGGCTCCACGCCGAGCAGCTTCGTGCCGAACCGCTCGACCTCGCTGATGCGGCCGACGATCGTGCGGTGGCCGATCACCTCGACGATCGCGTAATCTCCGTCCGGCAGCATATCCGCCGGACGCACGTTATCCGTCGCGCCGGCGGACGGCGGCGCGCTGTTCTGGTCTTCCATCAATTCCTCCTGATGCTGGCGCCGCCAGCGGTTAGATCGCCGTCACTCCGTCGACTTCCCTCCCTCCGCGATATGGTTGAGGCGAAGGCGGAGGCGGGCGCTCGCGCGATCGAGCGCGTCCAGGCGTTCCCGCGCGACTGCGGCCTCACCGGGCGTCACCTCCGACCCGGCGGCGCTGCTTTCGTGCATCGCATCGCTGATCGAGCAGGACAGGCCGCCGAGCTCGGTGGCGATCTCCAAGGTGGACTGCACGAGCCCGGCGCCATCGCCGAAGAACTCCGGAACGGGAACGACGATGACGCCGCCGACCACGCGCGCGAGGGCGTGAAGGATGTGCGGATGGCCGTCGGCGCCATGGGTCAGGCTCTCGATCGTGGCGACCGCGCGGAGCGTCAGACTGTCGCGATGGTTGGGCGAGCAACAGCGCGATAACTGGGTGTCGGAAAGGCCCGTCTCCCGCGACGCGATATCCAGGCCACCAAGAGCCTGCACCGCCCGCTTGGTGGCGGCGGCGAGCACCTGTTCATCGGCAGTGAGCCGCGCATCAGCCATTGTTCTGGTTCCGTTCGGGGGTGAGGGAATTCGCCTTGCGCTTTCCCGGTGCGAGCGCTGCCGCCGCCGGGCATTCGTCGCCGCCATGGACACACAACTTACCCGGACGCGGCGGAAGGTCGTCGAACGCACTGAATTCGACGACCTGGCCGCGCGCCTTCAAGGCTTCGGCAATGCGGATGCGCCAGCTGGTGGGGACCTGACGGCCGGTCTGACGCCATTTACGGCGCCTCGCGGCGGTGGCGCCGAGCTCGGCGGCGATCCCGTCCACGATCTCCCAGGTGAGCGAAATCATGCGGCGTTCCTGGCGCGCAGCGGGCAGTGCGGCGACGTGCACGACCTGACGCGATGGTCTTCGGAGCGGATCTCGCAGTGCGCGCAGATGGCCGTGGCGCCCGCCTCGACTGCGCGGTGTTCCGACATAAATTTCCGCACCCGTGCTTCGGTCTCGGGCCACACACGACGCCCATTACGGAGATCGCGGACGAAATGCGGGTCCTTCATTGCCTGCCGCCCAAACGAAACAGGCGAAATCTGATGGCCTTCCAGGAAGGCGTCGATGTCGGAAAGGAGGACCTGCGTCATGTGCAACGCTCTAACGTAGGGCGCGCCCTACCGTCAAGCGCAAACAGTAGGGCAAACCCTAGCCTACCGCGCGTGCAAGGCTTGTGGGACACGGCCTACATGTCCGACGACACCCCAAGATCCCGCCTTCAGGATCTCCTTGCCGAGAAAATTGCGTCTTCCGGCAGGACGCGCGACTCGTACGATAGCGAGTTACGCAAGGAACTTGGCACCACCGGCAAGCCCCTATGGGACATCGAACGAGGCAAGGTCAAAAACCCGAGCCCGCGCGTGTTGCGAGCGATCGAGAAGGTGATGGACCTAGAGGCTGAGGTCCTTGTGGACTTGGTTCATCCGAGGACTGAGGCGGTGCCCAAGGCCAAGCAGAAGGCGGCCGGTCATGCCGCCAATCGGCCAGAGCAGCCTCATATCAGAACAGTGGATGGAGGGGAAACCGCCCCTGTGACCCGGTTAAACCTGTCGTATTCCATGGGCAGTGGTGCAGATCTCGACACAAGCTATGTTGATGGTGAAGCCTTCGAGTTCGACATCGGTTTTTTGCGGAGCATGACTATATCGCCACCAGACCGGATAAGGCTGGTGGATGGCATTGGCGACTCGATGCAACCCACCCTGCATGATCGGGATCTGCTGTTCATCGATATTAACCAACGGGAACTCAACGCCCAGGATCGGATCTGGGCAATTTGGTTGTTTGGCCTCGGTGCAGTGAAGCGGTTGCGGGCCATAGGTCCAAATAGAGTGCTCATCATCAGCGATAACCCCGACGTTGAGAATCAGGAGGTTCATCGACGGGACGTGATCATCCACGGCAGAGTGGTGGGATCGATCAAACGACATTGATAGGGCGCGCCCTACTTTTTTCTTGACCGAGTAGGTTTTACCCTACATAGGTGCCTCGCCGCTGATCGACGCCTGATGCGATCGAAGCGGTTGAGGAGCCTGCCATGTCGCAAGCATCGCTGTTCGGCGCGCCGCCGATGGAGACCGACGAGGACACCGACCTGCGCGACGCGATCGCGGCGTTCAGCCCGGTGGTCGTTCGGATCCGTCAGCTTTCGGCAAGTCATTTCGCGCTGCCCGAGACGAAGGTGCGTGAACGCGCCGCGCTGGAAGACGAGATCCAGAGCCTGCTTGCCGACATCGGCAGTCGGGCCGAGCGGCTCGGCACCACCGTCGACGAGCTTCTGCATCTGATAAACGCGGATCTGGCGGCATCGAAAAAGCACACGTTCGCGCCAACGGGCGAGTTCGCGCGCCATCTGGCAGACGAGAATTGCCGCGCTGTCGCCCAGGAGCGGCAGGTCCAGCGCGAGATTGGTAATCTCCAGAATATTCTCGCCACCGCTGTCGAGGCGCGCGTCGCCGCCGACCGGGCCTGCGCTGGCTTCGTTGCCGGTTATGCCCGGCGCGGCGAAACGAAGGCGACCGCGAAGTGATCGCCGCCGCGCTCCAATATGCCGTGATCGCCGCCGCCGGCTTTGTCGCGATCGGCACCATCCTGGTGATGACCATCCCGAACTGGCGGCGGATCGCCGACGCGTTGTCGGGCAATTCCGACGTGTGCCGTTCAACCGGCACAGATGATCGTTGGCGCCGCGTCCACGTCGAGGCGGATCGCCGCAAACCCTTTTCACAGATCCGCGCTGCCTCTCCCCGGCGCGGCCCGCTCGGCCGGCGAAGTCCCCACTGACGGACCTCCCATCCGCCGCTGGCCGAGCGGGGAAACCCATTTTTCTACGAGGACAGACCATGGATATCGCATCCGAGGTTCGCACCGTCGCGAGCCATAGCTTCACGCGCCATATCGACGACATCCAGCCGGAGACGGTGCTGGCGAAATTGGGCGTCGACTATATCGACATCGCCTGCGTCGCGATCGATCTGGAAGACCGCCTGGGCATCGAGCTTTCACATGCGGAGTTGGTCCGCCTGGAGAAGCCGACCGCGACGATCGCCGACCTGATCGGGATGGTCGAGCGCGCCAAGGTGATGGCCTGATCCTCCCATGTCGGAATTGATCCCCCTGACCGATGCCCAGGACAAATGGCTCCTGGTGCTGGTGGCCGACCGGGCGACGGGGCGCGCATTCCCGCGCAAGCATCCGGTCCTGTGCGCGCTCGAGCGACGCGGCCTGGCCGAATGGCGCGGCACGCGGGCCGAGCCGCGCAACGAACGCTGGTTCCCCAGCCCGGAAGGGATGCAGCGCTATCAGCGCGATATGGCTGCGCGGGGCATTCCCACGACCAAGCAGGCACCGCCGCCGTCCTCGCATTGGTTCGGTACCGATGTGCGAGGATCGCGATGGACGCGCCAGCAGCTGATCGTGCTCGACCAGGATGGCTGCAACGATCCGGAACACTGCCGAACCGTTGAGATCGCGGTGCAGCTTCGGCAGCACCCCACCGATTGGACCCTGCCCGCTTCCAAGGAACGTCGCACCCTCCCCGCCCTCGCCATCACGCGGGACGGCCGCCGGGCGAAGGTGATCCTGCCCAGCGGCTGGACCGAATGGAAGGATATCACCCGTGGCTGAGCACGTCGCCTTCGCCGCCGCCGGCATGCCCCGCGTACCTTGGAACGCAGGCTGGACGTCGGAGGATCGATACGAGATCCGGCCATGCCGATGGGTCGGGGGGAAGTTGGCTCTTTGGAGTCCCCATAGTCCTGGGGTTGGAAAGCCGATCTTCGCCAAGCCGCACATGGTGCGACAGCGCCGGTCGATCGCCGAAATGCGCTGTACGGTTTGTGGCGATCGGACTTTGCCGTCCGATCGCTGGTGGTTCCGCCTCGGGCGCGTTCAGGAAGGCTTCTTCATGACCACTGAAGCGCCCGTGCACCGCGCCTGCGCGGACTATGCGCTGACCGTCTGCCCGCACCTTCGGGGCCGCGATCGCGACCTCGAGCGAATGCCTGGCGGGTATCAGGTGCTATCCGCGATTATTGGCGGCCCAGCCGTCGACCGCGACTTCGGCCTTCGCGTCGATCCGGCTCGAGGGATCATTGGATCGCTCAAGATCGCTTGGCCCGCGTCGCGCCTGGGGATCGCGTCATGACGAAGCTGATCGACCGTATCGCCGCCCGGTTCGGGTTCCGCCGTTCGCTCCCGCCCGAACTGATCGTCTTCTACTGCGAGACGGACGCGAGGCGCGCAGGGTTTGTTGGGCAGCGTCACCCCGATCTTCCTCATCTGCAGGCTTGGTGGCCCGCGCTGGACGTGCGGGGACTGCGAGTGCGACCGGTGCAGCGCATCACTGTGGCCCGTGACATGCTGTTCACGCGCACGAGCGAAGGCCGTTTGGGGGACCTGCTCCGGGCTCGGCAGGCCGCCTTCGGGCCCAATGCCGTGTGGATCGAACTATGATGGAAGAATCGCTCTCGATCTGGACGATCACTCGGAACCGAACGGACTTCCCAGGCAAGCATGTCGCGCGGCGACACATCGTCCACCCGCTGACCGCCGCCGGGCCGACCGAAGACCATTTCGTCGCCGACAAGCTGGACCAGGTGCGTGCCTGTCTCCCGCCCGGCCTCATCAATCTCGGCCGCAATGGGGCCGATCATCCTATCATCGTGGAGAGTTGGATATGAGCGCGATCGGGCGCATCGACGCCGCCGACCGGCTGCTGACCTTGCGCGAGGTCCTCGACACCGTCGGACTGAGCAAGGCGATGGTCTACCGCAAGATCCGTGGCGGGTCTTTCCCCGTCCAGTGCAAGGTCGGCGGGACGTCGTCGCGCTGGAGCCAGAATGAGATTGAGGCGTGGATGGCGGCCCAGCTGGCCGCGCGGGAGGCGGCATAATGCCGAGCCAGTATCGCGCGGGGGACGCCGCCGCCGCTGTATGGCCGCTGTTCGAGGTCACGGTGCAGCCATACGGTTCGTCCGTCATCGCCGCCCGCAGTCGGAGTGCTGCCGTCTACGCGCGGTTCCTAGACTATGCCGACGCCTTCGACTGCACCTTCCGCGATTTCCTGCGGCTGGTCTCGGTGCGCTGTGCTGGTCCGACGCGCGCGGTCGGTGACCCCTATGCCTATGTCCGTCGCAATTACGGGGTCGACCTGCACCATGGGACGCGGGTGACGATCGAGGGCGAGGGCGCGGAGCTCGAAGGCCGGCCTGGCACCGTCATCCACCCCGGCCGCGACCACACCGCCTATGCCCATGTCGTGCTCGACGGGGACGATCATTCGATCACCGTCCACCCGTTCAGCGTCAACGTGATCCCGATGGAACTTAAGGAGGCCGTCCATGGCTGATAGAATAGCTGGAAGCGCGACCGTACTGCAGGATTGGGTCAGTTCGCTTTCCTTCATGCAACAGACAGTTTTGTTGACCGCGGTGCGGGGGCCTGATGGCGTTCCCAAGTACGGACCCACGAAGATGCTGCTGCGGTGGTATCGCCGTTGCATCCTGCTGTCGGCCATGGATCAGGCGGTTCTGACCACGCCATATGCATTTGGCGGAGGATCGTTCACGGGGCCGAGCTACGGCCCGACCAATCATGCCCATGATTGGGAGTCTGAAATGGACGTGACCGTCGGTCAGTACCTGCGCGAGCTCGACGCTATTCCACACCATTTCCAGCTCCACCTGCTGCATGCGGTGGAGATCGTGGGCTACAAGCATCCCGTCGAGCGCATCCGAAATTGGTGGCGGCTCACCTATGTGCGCTTGGTGCACGATATGCACCTATGGCCGGAAACCGAGGAGCAGCTGGACCGCCGGCTGGGTGATAGCCGCGAGCAATGGCTCGAACGCAACGATCCGGCGACGGTGGACTGACCATGGCGCGATGCATACCTGAAAGCACGAAGCCGACCGCCGCCGATACCCGACCGTGGTGCCTCCACTTCAGCGGAATGGATGCCACTTCACAATTTGGTCCAGATTGACCGATAGGGCCGCATCATGACGACGATCTTCACCATCGGCTATGAAGGCGCCACGCTTTCCGACTTTATTGCGACGCTTAAGGCGGCGGGCATTGACCGCGTCATCGACGTTCGCGAGCTACCTCAGTCGCGGCGGGCGGGCTTCTCGAAGAAGTCGCTCAGCGCGGCGCTGGAATCTGCCCAAATCGGTTATGAACATCATAAGCAACTCGGCGATCCCAAGGCAGGCCGCGACGCCGCAAGAGCGGGTCGGTATGACGAATTCCGTCGCATCTTTACAGCTCACATGGAAACTACGCCCGCCCGTGATGCTCTAAACGCCCTAGCGCCAACGTTAAAAGAGTATCGCTGCGTCCTGCTTTGCTACGAACGTGACCATCGGATCTGTCATCGAAATCTATTGTGTAACGGTCTACAAAAGCTAGGGTTTACTCAAATCAGGCATCTCGGCGTCCAGCCAGAGGCTCGATCTGGGAGGATCGGAGAGCATGGAACTGACCAGCACGCACGAGCATGTTGAGGATGAGGCTTACGTAATAGTCAAAGCTGCACCACGAATTAGTAAACAAAAGGGTGTCACCGTATGTTGCGCGGCGATCGACCGCGAAGGATCTTGGGTCCGCCTCTATCCTGTGTCATTCCGCTACCTTGAAGAGCGACAGAAATTCGCTCGATGGGATCGCATAAAATACCGGTGGCGGCGGCCACGAGCGGCTCTCGATACGCGCAGCGAATCGCGCCGGATCGACGATAAGTCAGTCGAAATTCTTGGCTCATTACCTTCAAATCAGCGATCAGCCCTCATCAACCGAACCGCCGTCACGAGCTTACGGGAGGAAGCCCTTAGAGGCCGAAGTCTCGCTATGTTGCGCGCTGAGATCATCGATTTCTGGTATGAAAAGCGCACTGACGCCGAGCTGGCCCACGAGCTCGCCAAACGAGCGAATGTGAGGTCACAGGGGGACATGTTCCAAGTCACCGAGACGGTAGCGCAGGAGGCGGCGCCCTTCGTGTTCAAGTACAAGTACCGCGACGCGGATCAAATCCGCGAGGGTTCATGCCAAGACTGGGAAACCGAGGCCACCTTTTTGAAGCGTCGACGCGAATTGGCTACCGAGCAAGAAGCGCTAGATTGGATGCTACATAGATTCGGCCATGAATGGCCGCATAAGGGTATGGCGTTGGCTATGGGAACTCATGGCCGGTTCCCAAATACGTGGCTCATAAACGGCATTGTGCGGGTCGACCCCGACCACCAGCCTCTGTTGATCTAATATTTAATCAGTTTTTCGATAGGGAGAAAGCGATGCTGCTACGAAGCCAAACCGGCGGGGACGTCGTAATCCCTCTGAATTCGATGAGGCGGGCGGTCCGACTGTCCGACGGGCGGTGGAGGGTCACCGACGCTGATGGCGAGGTTCACATTTTTAGTGCCGTTGACTGGGAGTTGGCCTTAGAAAGCGTCCCGGTAGCGACCCTCCCAGCGCTTCCTGGCACGTATGCCATTTTCCGCGATCATGAGCCTGAACCTCCGCACAATCGACCGTTCTGGCGATCCAACGTTCTGGGTTGGATGATTAACCTCGATTCCGCGATGAGACCCATTACCCTTGATCCCGAAATGGCGATGGATTCACCATGGACGATTCTGCACCCGGATGGTCGCGTCGAGAAGTCTACCGGCGAAAGCTGGGATACCGTCGATGAGTGGGTCGAAGCCACAAGCCGATGACCAGCACTTAGGCATCGCGTTCACGACCAAGCGAGGCGCTGCTCGATGTCGCCACGCTGTATCTAGAACGATAACTTACAAATAAGGGGGCGTATGACTACGAAAAAATTGAATACGGCTGTCGAAGCTCTCCTTGAGGTAATTGATTCTGCCAGGGATCCAATCGGCTTGTCGGCTCCATTTGTTTGCCCCTTTCCTGACTGTGGAGTGTATGCGGAGCATCACTGGGGCGTGGTTGAGAGACTGACAACGTGGCCAACAGCAAACGGAAGAGCCACAAGAGACATATCTTACAGGTCAAAATTGGTTGCAGCCCGCTGTAAGATCTGTGATCAAGAAACAATCTTTTACAACCAAGCAATGATTGTACCGTCAGTTAGCCAAGCGCCTACGGCCGGACCTGACCTACCAGCCGAATTGGTTGACGACTACGAAGAGGCAAGACAAGTACTGCCGCTTTCTCCGCGCGGCGCAGCCGCACTCTTGCGGCTAATCGTCCAAAAGCTACTGCCCATTATCGGGGCGAAAGAAGACGATATCAACAGAATGATCGGCGAACTCGTCGAAAAGGGAACTATCAGCACTGCTATCCAGCAGGCGCTCGATAGCGTACGCGTCATCGGTAACGAAGCCGTTCATCCTGGAACCATGGATTTGAAGGACGATCAGAATACCGCCGTTTCGCTTTTCAGACTGATCAATTTCATTGTCGAGAAAGCAATCTCAGAGCCGAAAGAGGTTGCAGCAATATTCCAAGGGCTCCCGCCAGGGAAGCTAGCCGGTATCGCTAATCGTGATAAGCCGAAATCTTAGGCAATTAGGGGCTGCGACATCCCGCGGCCTTGGCATTTTCATCCCCTCCCCGGACCGCTCGCGGCATAGCGTATCGGTCGACCGAGCTGCGCTACTGGCGGCTCCATATCCACGATCAACAAATCCGCCCATTCCTGCGCGAGCTCGCGCCGCCGATCGAGATACGCCGCCCGGTTATAGGCCGACTCCACCTTGTTGCCGGGCACGTGGGCGAGCATCAGGTCGATGATCGCGCGATCTGGCGAAGAGCCTTCCCGCCCCCCGTCGCGCCATTCACGATCGGCCCGCTCGTTCATGATCGTGGAGAAGGCCGCTCGGAAACCGTGGGGGACATGGCGCTGGTAATAGCCCGCGCGGATCAGCAGCGCGCGCAACGTGTTTTCCGAGATCGATCGATGCGAATGCCGCTCTGACGGGAAGAGGAGCTCATATCGACCGCTGACCTCGCGCAGCGCATCGATCACCTCCATCGCCTGGGAGGACAACGGGACTAGGTGGTCACCGCCTTCCTCTTCCTTCCGATCGCGATCGCCCTTCATCCGCGCCGCCGGAATGCGCCAGAGTGGGTGCTCGCCGTCCAGGTCCTCGAACTCGTCCCAACGAGCCCCGGCGATCTCACCCGGCCGCACTGCGGTCAGCGCGAGGAGGCGCAATGCGAATTTGGTCCCCGCGCGGGTTCGCTCCGCTTCGCAGTCGCGCAGCAGCTTGCGCATGCGCTCGATCCGGTCCTCGTTGGTCCGCGCGCCATCGATGATCGACGGCTGTTTCCTGGCCTTCGGTTTGTCGGCCAGCACCTTGATGAGCGCCGCCGGCGCGGGATCCGTTCTGCAAATCCCGGCGGCCATCGCGAAATTGAAGACGTCGGAGACCCGCTGGCGGAGACGATGGGCGCTCTCGACGGATCCCCGGGCCTCGACCCTGTGAAGCATCTCAAGGATCTTGGACGTGTCGACGTCGATCATCGGCAGCGCACCAATGACCGGGAAGGCGTCGCGTCGCAGCGACTTCAGCACATCGTCACTATGGACGGCCGACCAGCCCCGAACGCCTGGCTTCGTCCAGTTGGCGGCGTCGCGCACGCGGGCGGCGCCATGGACCGCCCGCCAGTCATCGAGCTTGCTAAGAACCCAGCCGCTCTTTTTCTCGAACCATTGGCAGGCCACGACCTGAAAGGTGTTGTCGGCCGCCGCCGACCGGGCAGCTTTCGTCACCTGCTTTACGATCGCGGGATCCCGCCCATCGAGGAGCGCCCGCTTGGCCTCGTCCCGCTTCTCGCGCGCCTGGACCAACGTGACGATCGGATAGGCCCCGATGCTGAGCGTCTTCTGCACCGGCCGACCGGCGGCGTTGCGGCCGAACGTATAGTTCATCCGCCATAGCTTCCCGCCGGCCGGGGTGACGTAGAGATAGAGCTGCCCTGAATCGGCGAGCTTGTATGCGGTGTCAGAAGCCTTGGCGGCTTTCACCTTGGCATCGTTCAGTGCCAT